CTCGCTTGTGAATTTTGGTCATGTTGATGAGTGTGTTGTGTTTTTTGAGGTTATTCTACACTCATCCAGACTTTTGCGCAAGCTAAGCTGAATTAGCTCTGTGTCCTAAATTCGGGTGGCAGCATAGCTCCTTTCCTCCGCATTACATGGTATCCTACGAAATAAAAATTCAATTCTTTGGATGCACATACCGCTCATAGCAGAAATTATACCCGACTCGTTTCTGCGCATTCTTGAAGAAAGGCTAAAAGAAGAGAATCAGAACTTTAGCCTATCCGATACCCAGATTGAATATCTGATAAGTAGTCTTGAAATGTTGGCAATTCCGGCGAATTATTTTAGATACAGCAGTCAACTACTATGCCTCATGATGGATAAACTACCCTCCGACAACGGTACTCGTGGCCGTATTTCTCAGACTCTTGCCTCGATTTTTAACGTTGCATATCCTGGAACAAATGCAGCCAGTGCACACCGCAAACGTACATTTCAACAACTCAATAAAAGCAACCCGAACCTAGCGTGGGAAATTGCAATAAATCTAGTAAATCCCTACCAAAGCACACCAAGATTCGGACACAATGCTACACAACGAAGCGAAACCTGGGAACGACCTCACAACTACCTTGTTCAAGATGCTGAGGAGATGCGGAATGAAGCAATGAAAACCATTTTTTCTATTCCGCGGCTATCAACTCCACAAGCAATAAAACTATGCCAGGTCATTCCTTTCTTTTCAATGCCAGACCAACGTCGTGCTTGGGAAAAACTTATCGATCACTGGCATGCGGATTCACCAATAGAACGAGACGAACTCTACCAAACGATTCATAGGACGATAGACTGGTACAGTAAAGATAAAAGATTTACTGTTCAAGAAGCTACCGTTTTTCTCCGATTGCTCTCAGCATCTATTCCACACCTTCGAATACGGAACCTTTTTTCACTTACATTGTGGCAAAAATACAGTAAGAGCGGCAACTGGAAAGAACAGCTTCACAAACTCCAACGAGTTCAACAAAAATCGCTGATTCGTGAGTTACATCGCGAACCAAAACTGATTCCTTGGCTTCTTGAACAGAATAATACTGACACTCGCGCACTAGCAGTTGCAGCAAGCCAGATATTAACTATAGAAAATATCATTGCTATGATCGATAGCACCCTCAAGAAAACGTTCGAAAAAAAAGAACGAGAATTTATATCAAGATTGCTTTTATGCGGGGAGGTTGAAGAAATCCAAGAGCGGCTAAGCCAAATCCTCCATGCACTGCCCCATAGCCGCCACATTCCTCTACTAATTATGTTGCCTGTTTTACCGGTGATATGGGAGTTCGTACACAAAAAACACCCAGAATATACAACCGAATACTGGAAAAATTGCCATCCGGATCCAATATTCCGGTACTCGACAGCCCAAGAGAAAATGCTCTATGAGCTTATGAACGTTAATCGAGCAGAGACAGCACTTGAATGCTGCTGCGACGATGTTGCGCTAGTTCCGACTTTATTACTGACACGCATGCTTGGACTAATCGCATTACAATGCAACAAAAATGATTCCACAATCAAACGGCACAACCACATTATTACCGCTTTAATCAACCTGCAGCAAAGACCTAATGTTCCCATACGCAAACTAGCACGTCTGGAAGTCTACTTTTCCAGCGATATCGGTATTCATCAGGCACAATTCAAAGCTTTACCGAAACTGCTTCTCGATTATCCGCAACTAGCCACCGCCTTCGCCCGAAGGTTCGATTGGAACAAGTCCACTCGAACAAAATGTTACCAGTTCCACATGCTGCATACAGCAATAGAAAAAGTCAACATTTTCACCAGATATCCCATCGAAACAAACAAATTGCGCCAATGGTGTGATGACTTTCTGCAGCACGATGAAATCGCAGATGAGGCTCTCATGCACACTCTGGGGAGCCTGCTTGCTAGTGGTAGCGCGTATGAAATGGAAAAATGGCTTACACCTACTCTAATTCAAACGATTGAACGCTATCACACTATTGAGTTTCAACACCATTTCTGCATAGCCGTTTTCAATCAAAGTAATGGTCCACATGCACGTTCATTCAATGAAGGCGGCATGCGTGAAGCTCATTGCGCAGCTGAACTTCGTCAACTTGCAACAAAACTACGTTCTAAAAACCACCTCAAAACAGCGGAAGTTGTTGAAACTATCGCTCATAATATGGATTCAACAAGCTTATTTCATGATGTCCAATGTGGGTGCTATACGTAAATTGACAGCAACGTGTTAATACTACCACCACTAGCATAATGAAAACTGTCAGCCGCTAAAATCATACTCCACCTGCAACGAATAGCAATTATGGAATAATAATTTTAATCTAAATACGTTTCGGCAGCTACTGCACATTCATTAGCACATCTATACGCGTAACCCCACTGAGACAACAATATATTCGATTCCAAATCGGCAATGTTGTACAAGTGCTGCAACTCATTAAACGTTTCCTCTAAATTGCGTCGAGCTGATACCCAGCCTCCACCATCGGTAAACCAAACAAACTCTACACCAGAGATTTTCTTGGCTTCTTGGGCAATAAGTTTATAACTACGGGCAGTTTCGTTGAGTTTGGAACCTCCAGACGTGTAGAAATTAGTCTCTATCAAGTAAATAGTATCACCTTGATCTACAACAAAATCCCAACGTTTTGTGCTGGTTCCCTCTCCTGACAGGGCACCCAGATTAAGGTTCCATTTTTTCTCAACCTCTGGGAGATACATTTCCTTGTAATAAGTATAACCGCCACGTATCAGATAAGATTCCACCAAGTTCTCCATCTGGTGACCGCCACGATTCTTGCGACCGTTGCTATCAAGACCTACTTCTACGCCTGTCACATAATCTTTCAAGTTGCTGATAATATGCTTGCTGATTAAGTCAAACAGCCCAGTTTTCTCCATAAAGTCAGCGTATTGCTCCGGAGAACATGCCTGTTCGTTGGCAAAATCATACCACATAGCGCCGTCCTCATCCTGAGCGTAGATTTCCATCTGGCGGCAGGCAAGCAGAATCGGCACGCATTTCAATGTTTTAGGATAGTCCTGCAGTAATTTCAGAAACTCCTCACGAATATTCTCAACACCAATGAGCGAATTAAGGATATTCAGCTCTACGCGAACACTATCCACATTCTCGTACACCTTCTGAAAATCGACGTAGTAGGAATAACCATTGATGCTACTCCGCATAGTTGCAAGCCACTGAGAAAAGTCCCTCTTCATGCTGTTAGTATAGATCACGGCATACACATATGCAAACTCAATCGACGTCTATAGCTAAGCAAAGTCAAAAAAATCGCACAAGCCACGGCAAAAGCTTGATCATACCGTTCTTTCTGGTAAACTGCCTTTACTGTGCTGGCATCATCTGCCTGTCACACGATGATATATGCCAAACGCAAAGCCATTCATCAAGTGGGTCGGAGGAAAAGGCCAGTTGATTAGCCAACTGGACGATTTGTTGCCGCTCGATTTCCGGCAATGGGAAGATGTCACATACATCGAGCCATTCATCGGCGGCGGTGCTATGCTTTTTCACCTACTCAGCAACTACCCCAATATCAAACGAGCAGTCATCAACGATATCAACACAGACTTAACCACCTGTTACGAAATTGTGCGCGACACGCCGCATGCGTTAATCACGGCGCTGCAATCCTTGCAACAGGAATACGACAGTCTTACCAGTGAGAAAGCACGCGAAGAGTTGTACTACCAGATGAGGGCACGTTTCAACACCAAATCATTGGGCAAGCTGGAAAATACGGTACTGTTTTTCTTCCTGAACCGGACGTGTTTTAACGGTCTTTACCGAGTCAACAAGAAAGGCGGCTTCAATGTTCCCTTCGGCAAATACGAAAGCCCCGCGTTCTTTAACGAAGAAGTCATCTATGCAGACAGCGTACTCCTGCAGAACGTGGAAATTATGAATGGGGATTTTGAAGAAACCTTCAACAAAATTCAGGGGAAAACCCTGTTCTATTTTGACCCGCCCTATCGTCCTTTGAGCAACACCTCCAGCTTCAACAGCTACAGCAAGGAAGACTTCAACGATACCGCTCAGATTCGTCTGAAACAATTCTGCGACCGTATACACCAAGCAGGTGCGTATTTCATGCTCAGCAACTCCGATGGGCGTGGCAAGAATGTGCATGATACGTTTTTCGATGAGCTATACGCTGCCTATTCCATCGATAGAGTGTGGGCATCCCGTTGTGTCAACGCCAATGCATCGAAGCGCGGCAAATTGACGGAAATACTTGTTCGCAGTTATAAAGACGCCATCAAAGGCTTTGCTGAATTGCCACTCGAATGCTGATGCGTAACATCTTCTTGCCATGATTGATTCGTACTTTAAATCCGAAGCTCGTGATTTCACCCTTGTTCACGGGAATTGCACCGAAGTACTGAAACAATTTGATTTTAAGTTTGACTGTATTTTTGCAGACCCGCCCTATTTTTTAAGCAACGGCGGTATCAGCTACCAGTCGGGTGAAGTTGTTTGCGTAGATAAAGGAGATTGGGATAAGGCCCGTTCTCCTGAACAAGTTGATTCGTTTAATAAAGAATGGCTTTCTCTGTGTCGCGAGAAATTGAACGATAACGGCACAATCTGGATATCTGGAACCTACCACAACATTTTCAGCGTTGCAAACACGCTGAATGTTCTCGGCTTCAAGATTTTGAATGTTGTTACGTGGGTAAAGACCAATCCCCCGCCCAATATTTCCTGCCGCTTTTTCACTTACTCGTCTGAATTTGTCATCTGGGCGCGCAAGCACCACAAGAAACCGCATTATTTCAACTACGAACTGATGCGGAAACTAAACGGCAACAAGCAAATGCCGGATGTGTGGCACTTACCCGCAATCGCCAGATGGGAGAAATCCTGCGGAAAGCATCCGACGCAGAAACCGCTCTCGCTGCTCTCTCGCATTATTTTAGCCTCCACCCCGGAAAAAGCATGGATTCTCGACCCATTCTGCGGAAGCGGGACAACAGGGATTGCGGCAAGCCTGCTCAACCGTCAATTCCTCGGAATTGACATTGAGGAACAGTTCCTTGATATGGCAAAGGCCAGAAGACAAGAACTGGACAATCCACAAACTCGCCAATCGTACATTTCGAAAATCAAAGATTTGGCGCACTTGCATAGTTGATTAGTCCGGCACCGGTAAACCGAGTCTGCTCAGGGGTATGTATTCAAAGTAATAAGAGCAGCCAACGGAAATGATGTAATCCAGAACGTCCTTGTATTCCGGCTTTTTGAACCAATCATTCAGGAGATAAATATATTCCACCTCCATATTAAGCTGAGCCACCAGCTTCTTGTATTGTTTTTTCTTGAAATCGCAGGTCTGTAATTTCTCGTCAACAGACCCCGGTGTTTTCTGAAACTTACACTCAATGACGAAGAACGTATTGTTCACCACAACATATATAGCATCATCAGGCAGCAGCTTTTTGGACACTATACTCTTGTAATCGACTTTGCGATAATCCAGAAAGCGATAAAAGGCATGCTTTTTGAAAATGGAAGCCACATGTTCTCCATTATACGTCACATCCACCCATTTACGAGGGTTATCAGAACATTCATAGCCTTTTTGTTGGCTCAAAAAGCTTCTTAAGTCTGTTTTACCCTCAAAAACTAATCCTGTTCTGGTGTTGGCACCGCCTATTCCATTTTCAATCATTGCCGTTTGCTTAAATCTGGGAGTTCGACGTGTATTCTAATTGTTTCACACTCCCAGATCAAGCTATTTTGCAGACTGAGCGAAACTAAATACGTTTACACTCCTGGCCCAAAGCACTTTTCAAATCGTTTGAAGCCTTCCTCATCCCATAAAACGCTTTCCGGGAGAGAGTGTAAGTTCAAATCCATCATTCCAGGAACCTTATTCTTCGGCATAGGGTAAGCTTGCCTGAGTAATTCCAGCATATCATCGTAGGACTCACCATCAATGATGAATAGTTGCCCCGGAAATTCCCAACACGGTTCGAAACAATACTCCTCCAGCCTGTAAGCGGCGGCATCTTCTCCCATGTAGTCTGCGAGTACATCAAAGGCACAATGCTGACCATATCGGATATCCTGACAGAACTCAAAAGGTTCATCAGGTTCCGGCTCGTAGACGCGTTCTATCGACTCCAACTCGCCGTCCTTGTACAAGGCAAGCATCATGTATCGGCAACCGTTGTTGTAACCATGTTTGAAGTTTTTAAGGCAGTAGTGATATTTCATAATTCTTCTTTTTAGGAATAGTTGGTCGTATATATTCTTATTTTGTAGAACCGCAAGAGCAAATTACCATTTTCTCAATACAGAATCAAGCTAATTTTCCACTATTGTAGATATATATCCATTTTCTGCTTGAATTCGTCTACAACTACAGATAGAATCCAAGCTGTGCCAACATTAAAAGAAATAGAAGAGTGGAGAGTTCAGCATTCCATCAGCCGACAAAAGCTAGCCGACATGCTGCATGTAAACTATAAAGCTCTTTGCCCTATACTGGCGGGGACGCGGTCACTCACCCCGCAACTGGCCGCCCGCATTGCTGATTTGATGGAGAATCACAATAAAGGCCTCTCCATTACCCTCCCCCATGAGTTTGCCCTACTTCTCACCACCTGGGCCGAAACAGCCAATCTCACCGTAGATGAACTGGTGGCACAATTACTGGCCGATGCATTGAAGATTAAGCAGAATAATCAATAAGGACGCGCCCCAATGTGGCGCACCTACCATCGTAGATGCGCCATTACAATCCATAAGCAAACGTCATCCTCTTGGCGGATATGGATCATTGCCGTGACTATCTCGTGACTGGATGGTTCCATCCTGCTTGTGGATGATGAGTTCGCCACCTTGAGCCTTGGACAACTCACGTGCGCGAGCCACAGCCTGTGCTTTTGTGGGGGCCACACACGAAGCTCTGCGAGCACCTTCACATTTACCCTGCCAACCACCTCCAGAACGAGTTGTAACATGTATGTTATACTTAGCCATTTCTTTCCTCCTTTCTATTTTTTTCATTTAAATAGGAAGCTCGCGTATGTTACCCCTCCATACCACCAACAAGCCATCCTCACGCAAGAAATTATACAACAAAATTCTTTATTGTCAATCTTATTCCTTCTCATTTCCTTATCTATTTTGCTGTATAATGTTTTGTGTGTTTCTCACACATATACGATATACCAAAGTTTAATAAATACTAATTGCCATATTGCTCTTCATTATTTGTCATATCTGGTATTTTTAGATACTTTGTTTTGAAACGCATTTGTATCGCGCCGCCGGAAGTGCGGAGCTTTTGTTGAATAAGTGAGGAATACCTCCCCACCCGGCAGGGGTACAGCCGGGGTGCGGCGGTGGGGCGGCGGGGGTACGGCAGGCACCCCGCTGGGTTATATCAGGGGGCTGGGTAGCAGCTCTGCAATGCGTGCCGCTGCCGTCTTGTAATTGGCTTCCGTCTTCTCTATGCCCACGGCATCCAGCCCCATCTGGTGGGCTGCCACCAGGGTGGCACCACCACCGGCGAACGGGTCAAGCACTTTGCCACCCGGGGGCACTACCTGCATCAGATGGCGCATCAGGCCCAGGGGCTTGGCCGTTGCGTGGTAGCGTTCCTTCGGGCTGAGCATGCCTTCCCACATCTGGGCGTAGGTGCGTGCGCCGGTGCCAATGAGCTTTTGCCCGCCGGGCGGCTCGCCCTTCGTGCCTATCACTATGAACTCATCCGCGCGGAAGAATCTGCCCAGCTGGGGCAGGCCGTTTGGCTTGTGCCAGATGTTCACTCCCTGCCACATGTAGCCGGCGCACTGCATGGCGTTGCATGTGAGGGGCAGCTGGCGCCAATCTGTGAACACCATGCACCAGCCGCCGGGCTTCAGCAAGCGGTAGCACATCCGGAGCCAATCACAAGTCCACAGGCGGTGGCTTAATTGGTCGCGGGTGCCATCGTCAAAATCTGTGGCCACGGTGGAAAAATACTTTTCCCCGTTCGTCTTGCCCTGCTTGCGGGCCATGCCCTTGCCCCCGCTGCTATATGGCGGGTCTGCTATAACGGCGTCAAAGCTGTCCGCCTCTAACTGCGGCAGCACCTCAAAAGCGTCGGCGTGGTATAGTTTCATTTTGTCAATCCTTCCATGATTGCCCACATATCCGCCGGCTTGCACCAGTGAGCTGTTATCTGCCTGTTACCCGGAGCCGGCACCTTGTCATGCGGGTGGTAAAATCTTCGTTCCGGCATCAGCACACCACCCAGGCGCTGCACCTCTTGCGATATATACACATCATCTATTTTCCACGGCTGTGGCCCTGGATTAAACACCAGCCGCTCCACCCATCCACGGTGAATGATGTAGCCCGCACCTCCGGAAAGAGCCACAGCGCTTTTTACCGGGTCAGGGTTTCCAATCATGGCCGCGCTCTGTGGTGGCGTGTAGCTGGCCAATCTATCCAACGCGGTGAAGGTGTCATCATCGCACTTGAATAGATAGCTGAAATCGTAATTTTTCAGAGCCCAGCGCATCATCTCAATGTGTGCAGCCGGCAGCGCCCCCTGGGCATGCGATATGCCGGGCAAGCGTACCATGTCCGGGCTGTCTTCGTCTGCTGCATGCGGAGCATCCTTTGCGCCACAGTAAAAGCGCACAGCCACGCCCTCAGGCACATTCTTTGCCCATGTCGCGCGCACCGCATTGCGGCGGGCTTCGTGCTGCATGCCAGTGCATACCATTACAAGATATTTAATGCGGGGCAGATTGCCAGCCATTCCGGCAGAGTCAGGCCTTACTATTTCAGCACCCGCGCGCGCATAGGTCTGGGCTTCATATTCCCAGGCATGGCCACGCCATTGAGGGGTGCCGAACTTTTCACCCGGCGCAAATCCGGCCAATACCACGGGCACCGTGGGTGCTGCTTCCCGTGCCAGATGCCAGCATATAAAGCCACTTGTGGGGCAGCGACGGGCATTGCGTTGGCAATACTCCCGCCACCAGGGACGCCGCTTGCGCATCGGCACATCTGCAATGTGGAGCACCTGCAAAAAGCCCTCACTGGTGGGCGGGTCATACCATTTAACCCGCTTGAATTGCTTGCCCGTCCCCTTGCGTACTACTAGCGCGTGCGTCACGCCCGGGGTATCTGCCACCTTGAAAAACTGTCGCGCCCTATTGATATGGATGCAATGGTCGCCCGCTCTTAATGGCAGCGCGCGTGGGTCAAAATTGCGCGTTACGTTGCTAAAAATTACAATGCGGCGCGTGCCTGCCGGTATGTTTAGCCCGTCTTCGAGTGCCGATTCTGCAAGCTTAGGCTCCATCATGCGCCGCTTTATAGCCTGCGGCATTTGGCGGCGGCTCTGTGGCCGTTGCCATTCCGGCACATCCTCTGCCGGAGGCTGCTCCGTGGACAGCTCTGCGGCTCTGGCCGCGCGGGCGTTCCAGTCTGCACCTCTTTCCAGCCATGAGCCGGCGTTGCAATGCTTCAGGGCTGCACCTTCGTTCCGTCCGCTTGCTATTTCCGGCGGCAACATGGCCACCTTATACCCTGCCGCCATCACCACAGGCATGATGCTACGGCGAAATACTACCGGGCCCAGGCCGTTAGCAGCAAGGCCACCGCCTGCGCGGTCACGGCGTGCCATGGCAATGAATCGCTGCGGCACATCGGCAGCGCCATGTGGCAGCAACTCCGCAAAAAGCTTGCGGGCTTCGTGCAACACCATGCGGGCGGCAGCGATGCCTTGCTCCCCGTGCGCCCACAAAAGCCATGTAGAGGGCAAAGAAGGGTCAAAACGCTCCGCCCCCACATACAAGCCCGGGCTTTCCGGTGGGCATATAGTGTGCTGGCAGCGCGCATCAGTGTCTAGGTAAATGCCGCCATATTCAGCAATGATACGTAAGCGGTAATAATCGGCTGCAAAGGTGTAAGCCGTAGCCGTTGGCAGCGTCTCCATGCAGCGGCTTAGCGTTTCCGCCTCCGGCTCTTTCCCGAACTCTGCCAGCAGGTCTGACCATGTCCATAGCTTGTAATCGGCTCCCATTTCTTGAGCCCATGCTTTTGCCGTGTCTGTCCAAGCCCTGAAGCGTGGCGACATATCCCCACTTATCCATATTTGATGTACTTTCATTGTGCTGCTGTCATCCGTAAATATCTGTCCATGTTCCCTTGTTTTCCAGATTGTAGCTAATCACTACAGATATGGCTCCTTTAGCGTAGCTGTAAACAGCGGTCGAGCCTGTGCCCACGTATCGTTCACCACTCCACTTGTACAAGTTCACGGCGGCATCCCACTCACTTGTCCTGTGTCCTGTCCACCAGCCGTCTGAGCCGTTAACCTGTACCGTGAGCCCGTTGTAAAGGCTGGCCATGGTGGCATGGAACAGCTCTACACTTGCGGCTATGATGGCCGCTCTGTCACACTTGCAAGCCATGTCAGTAGTGGAAATTGATAGAGGAATTACCGGAGCCTCCGGCGGCACTGGCCGAAGCCGTAGCCGTCAGGTCGCCCGTCTCTGTAGTCATCACCGGTGCGGATATGGTGGCCGTAAGGCTCACCCCTGCTGCGGCGGCATTCACCGCCTGCTGGATGGCTTCAAGCAGCCCGGCGCATTCACAGTTGCAACCGCTGGTGCCGGTGGCATTTTCGAGCTCGGCGAGGCGTGCTTCGATGCCTCTCTTCCATTCTTCAAGCTCTGCCCATTTTTCTGCACAATCACACGGCGCGCCGGATGTTCCCTGCGTGCCCTGGGTTCCTTGTGTTCCCGTGGTGCCGGTGGTTCCCGTGGTGCCGGTGGTGCCCGTGGTGCCGGTGGTGCCGGTTCCCGTGCCCGTGCCTGTGCCGCTACTTGTGCCAGGCCATGGCCCTGGGCCGGGCGTAGATGTGCCACCCGGCTGGGTTCCTTGCGTGCCCTGTGTGCCCGGTGTGGTGCCCTGTGTGCCGGTTCCTGTCCCGGTTGCATTCGTTCCCGTGCCTGTTCCTGTGCCCGTACCCGTGCCGGTTCCTGTCCCTGTTCCTGTGCCCGTGCCAGTTCCGGTGTACTCCGGCCATGAGTCACCCGTGGGCTGTCCTTCTTCCGTGGTGTCTGGTAAATCGTCCCCTTCTTCCGTAGTGTCTGGCCAATCGTCTGGCCAATCGTCAAACGTGGTGGCAAGCTCTTCTTCTTCGCCGCCGTCCTCCGTCTCCTCTGCGTCTGCAAATTCGGGGTCTGCAAAGTCTCTGCCCAGCGTCACCGTGAGGGTGCGCTCCATGAAGTCCCAGCTGCACTGCGTCACCACGGCTTCCATGGTGTGCCAGCTTTCATGCGTGCCGGGGCCGGTCACATTCAGCTTGCATCCCAGCGGGCTTGCGTCAATGTGACTTTGCAGCGCGGTGATGCTGCCGCCCCATTGCAGCACGTTGGCGGCCTTGTAATAGTCCCGCGCCACTGCGTCCCAGCTCTCCACGTAGTAGGCACCGGTCAGGGAAAACACCTTGACGCCATCTTGTGCCATATCCAGGCCGGGCGGGTAAGCATGCACTTCCACCCGGCCTTCGTCACTAGTCCACACCACGGCCACACCCGTGACGCAAGCCTCATATTGCGGGCTTATGTCGCTGATACTGGTGATGCCCCTTGCCGTGGTGTCCCAGGTCTGGGTGGGCATGTCGCCAATGGCCATGGCCGTGCATGTGCCGGCGGTGTAGTCCATGATGTACTGCACATCTGCCGCGCGGTCGCGGAGCTTCACCAGGGCGCTGGCCGTTGTGATTAGTTTGTCCGTTACAGCCCACACAGCACGCCCGGCCACGCTGCTGCTGGCCTTCACCGTCAGGGTGCCGCCACCGGTGGTGCCGGTGGTGCCCTCTGCTGTCCAGCCTTCAGAGGTCAGTCCCATGGAGCCCGTGACGCTGCCCCATGTCACCCCCTTGCTGCCGGCGGTGCTCTTGCCTATCTGGCCGGCGGTGAACTTCAGAGAGCGGGACACATCCACGCCGCTGCCGTTTTGGCTTTCCTTGGCGGCGGCTTCAATCTCTGCTACCTGCTGGCCCAGCGTCTGCCGGTCTAGCAGCCACATGAAATTATTGACTGTTGCCGTGCTGGTGACAGAGCCGCCATCATTTGTGCGGGCAAGGTTCGTCATCTTGCCATGAAAGAGCACTTTGCCCTTGTGGTACAGCGTCACCGGTTGCATATACTTCAGCCATTCCGGGCCGAAGCCTGCAAAGCTGAGATTCAGAGAGCCCTCGCCGGTGGTGCTTTCCTCCATGGTGGCGGCCTCAATGTTGGCCAGTTTGTAAAGGGTTTCGGAATGTAAAATCATGGTCGCTTACTTTTTGCGCAGACGCTCCACGGCGCGCTGCAATGCCTTCACTTCTCGCCTTAATCCTGCCACCGCGCTTGCGGCAGCAGATGCACAGCCTCTGGCCGCAGATGCACCCTCACGGGCCGCGCCGGCCAGTTCCTGAATGGCCGCATTAAGCCGCACCACTTCGGCCTTTTGTTCGGCAAGACTCTTGTTTGCCTCTTGCAGCTTATTGGTGAGCTCTTGTATCTGTCGCGCCTGGGTCTTCGGCTTCGCCTTGCGTGTGTCGCGCGTGGCCGCCTTGGCCGCGCGGTCATTCGCCTGGGCTTCCTTTTCCTTTGCCTTGGCGGCCTTGCCGGCAGCAGCTGCTTGGCGGGCGGTGTAGCGGCGCTGCATGCCCAGAGCTTGCAATACCTTATTTTGTTGCCGCTGCTGAGCCGTGAGCCCACGGTCTTGCGCTGCTGTTCCCTTGGCTACCAGCCGCAGCTTGCCTTCCACGTTTCGCATGTGCCCGGCAGCTCTGCCGGTGTAGCCGGTGAGCCTTTCTTGCTGGGCCGCATGGCGGCGCATGGCTGCCAGACTGCGCTCCATGCCTTGAGTGTCGCCCTTGCTGGCCTGCCGTTCTGCTTGCTTGGCCAATCGCACAAAAGCATTTTCTGACCGCTTCAGCGCCGTCTGCATGGTGCTGGTGCGGGCTTTCTGGCCTAATGGCTTCAGAGCCGCCACAGAGCGCTGCGCCGCGTCTGCCGATTCCTTCAGGTTCTGCCGCAATCTGCGGGCTTGCCGGTCTGTCTCTTTGATCTTCGCATTGATGGCCCGCATCGTGGCCGCATCCAGTCCGGGAGTGCGGCGCATGCGTTCCAGGGCTTCACGGCGTTGCCGGAGTGCTTGCTCATCTGCGGCAAAAATCTGCGCTTGCGTTCGGTTATCCTTGGCGGCGTAGTTGCCCGTCACCTTGAATGTCTCGCCTAAATTGTTCAGCGCTTCACTTACCTGCCGCAGCTTCACACCGCGCAAGGCTTCAGTCCATCGCTTCGCCTCTGCGCTACCTTCGGCAAAGCTGTCCGCTGTCTGTTCCAGCCATGCGGCTTGCTCTGCCATCGTGCCGCGCTGCACGGTCTGCCATTCTTCCGTCAGCCTGTTGGCCTCCTGCTGTTTTTGCAGCCGTGCTTCTTCCAGCTTGCGGGTGGCTTCCCGTTGCTCTTTTTCGGCCTGTGCCTGCTGTCTGCGGTTTTCATTGGCCAGCTTCACTTCCTGGGCGGCTGTGCTTTCCTCCTGGGCAATGGCCTTCAGTTCGCGCACGCGCTGCTCCCCGGCTTCGCGGGCTTCCCGCATACTGTTCACCCATTTTATGAGCTCAGCATCGGTGCCTTGCCAGGCTATTCCCATGGCTTCAAGCATCTGCTTCAGCTCGCGGATTTTGTCATGAATGTAGCGGCTCTGCACGCGGTCTTCCATGCTGCCGATTCCTTCATTAAGCTTTATTTGCAGCGCTTCCCATTCCTCATTGGTGGGCATATCCACGCGGAGGATGTCTTCAAAATCCCCGAACTTTTCTTCCAGGGCGTTGGCCATTTCCTCTGCTTCACGCTGTGCCAGGTACTTGGCATTGCGGTGGGCCACATTGGTGCGGTGGGCTTCGGCTTCATCTATGGCTTGCAGCTCTGTCGCCTTCACCTCTTCGGCAGCGGCCTTGCGCTTGATGGCTTCGGCTTCGCTAATCTCGCCCATAGTCTTGGCCAGCTCCACCCGGGCGACCTCTGCATCATAGGCAGATTGCGCAGCAATGCGGCGGCGTTCCTCTGCGGCAGCGGCCTGCACATCGGCGGTGCGCTGCGCGGCGAGTTCCTGCTGTGAAAATGTTTCCCAGTCCTTCCGGATGGCGTCAAAGTCCTTTTGCCAGCGGGCGAGCGTGTTGTCTCTATCCATGCTGGCAAATTTCTGCACCTCTTCCCAGTGCTTCATTAAGGCCTCATGCTCTGCCTCAATGCGTGCCTTTTCAGCCTTGGCCGCCTCTTCCTGCTTGTCGCTGTAATAATCCCACGCCATGCTCAGCCCTTGAATGGCCATCAGAATCCAGCCCACGGGCCCCATGCCAGCCTTGATGGCTGCGCCCAGGGCGTACACGGCATTGGCCATGCCCATCAGCGAAACGCTGCCGCTTTTCACCTCATTGCCCAGGGACTGAATGGCGCCCATGGCACCCATGGCCACCTGCATTTGTCCCATCATGCCCAGGCGGGAAATCTCCAGGCCCTGATTCATGCGCTCAAACGCCGCTCGGGTCTTTGTCATCTGGGCCTCCAGCTGCTTGAATGCCTGCACGTCTCCCGCCTTGGCGGCGCGTGCGCGTGCCTTGCCCAGCCGTTCCAGCTCCTTAATGAGCCCGGCACGCCCCTTGGCTTCAAGTGCCATCTGCGCCTTGAGCGCTTCAATCTCCTGCTGTTCCTTGCTCAGCGTCTCCGTATTCTGCGCGCTCGCCTGCTGCTTTTGCTGCGCGGCGGCGGTGACTTCGGCAGCTGCTTTTTGCTCAGCATCGGCAGCAGTGGTGGTGGCATCAGCGGTGGCCTTGCGTTCGGTGGCCAGCGTCTTCTCTACCGTGGCCGCCGTGGTGGTGGCTTTCTGGCCATCGGTGCGGGCGGCGGTCAATTCCTTGCTTGCTTCGGTAGCCTTGCCGGTAGCCTCTGCGGTGTTCTCTCTGGCCTTGGCCAACGATTCCTCCCCGCTGGTGTCTACCTTGCCGCCTTCCTGCGGCGAAGGTGCGGCAGGGCTGCCGCCGGACTGCGGCACCGATGCCGCATTCTGTTTTAATTTGTCAATGTCTGCATTGGCTGCCGCTGCTCCGCTGGGGTCGTAAGCCATCCCCAGCCCTATCTCCATATCAAATGATTTTTCTGCCATGGTCTTTAGTTTTTCGGTTGAATATCCAGGCGGCGCAGAATATGCTCCGCCCCCTTCCGTGCGGCTGTCTCCATCTTTTCACGCGTGGGCATTACCTTCTTATTCGGTTTGTGCGTGGTGCTCTTTACAAGCTGGCCAAGCACGCGCACCGGAGCATCCTTGCCCATCTCTTCCACCAGTAGCACACGCCCCGCCTTTGTCTTCACCACATGCACCCGCTGCGGGTCGCCCACAATGTCGAACAAATCGCCGCCATTAGCCCGAAGCTCTTTGCCGGGAATCAAAATGCTTTTGGTAGGCTTGCCGGTCAGCTCGCTGATATTCCCGCGAGCCTTTACCTTGCCGCCGTAGTAGCGCAGCGCCACACCGCGCTTGCGTATCTCCACGCGCGTGCGCACCGTCTCACCCTTGCCCTCTCTGGTCGTCCATTGCGGGGCTACCACCACATCGTCCGCCGCTTCTTTCCAGAATTGGCGGGAGGGTAAGCTGTCAAAATGTTCTTCTACCACAGAGCGCACACGCCCCGCCGCAGCGTTCAACACATCCGCACGCCCCTGCGGTGGCAAATTCCCCAGAGTCTTTAATCCATTTACTTTGAAAGTTAGCTTTATCATCTTTGCACTTGCTTTATTCATTTGCTATGCTACACTCAGGGCATGAAGGCACGCCCCGCCAAGTCGAACAAGCGAACGCTCCACCAGACTCCTCCGGAGATGGCGCGGGCTCTTCGTTTTCATAATGAAGGCTGGGCAAAATCTATGGAAGACGAACGCCGCCGCCATGAGCCTGAGCGGCAGGCTGACTACAAGCAGCCGCGCAGGCCTAAAAAGGGGCCCGGTCTTGTTCGCTGAGTCCTTTGTCATATCTCTTCCAGTTCGTAGGTGTCGCGGTGTATCGTGATGCCGTTTTCTTTTTTTACTTCTCGCTGCACGCTCTCCACACGGAAGCGTGTGCCCCTCATGAAAAGCACCTCGCCCTCCAGCTTCATCGGCTCGCCCTGATTCTGCTGCACGGTGGTGATGGTATCATAAAGCGGGCGCAGGTCTTTGCCGCTCCTGTGTTTCTTGAGAATGAGAATCGCCTGGTACTGCTCCGGCTTCTTTTCCCTGTAATTAGCACCGCCCGCGTACTTCTCCGCGTTGTGCTTTGTTCCGAAGGAATCGGCCATCTTTTTGTCCAGCGGAGAATATACGCCGCCGGCTTCGCGGCATGTGGTGCGCAGGTCTTCCCATTTTTCCCGGCTGTCGAAACTAAGCCCACGGTATAGTGTCTCTGTCGATTCCTGCGCTTTCATGCGCTCCAATAGATTCTGCATGGCCTGCCGAAGTGTGGGGCTTATCTTCCCATTATTATCAAACTGCTGGCTATTGTTAATCCATTGCTCAAGCGCCTCTTTCTGCTGATTGGTGAAACTGCTCCCATTCGGTTGCTTTTTTGTCACCCAATCCGGCAGCCCTTTTGCCCATATATCCGCAAGCTCCTGCGGGGTGTAGGGGCGGGTGCCGTTCAGGTCTGTGCTGATAATCTTGCCGTCCCTCACTTCCACAAGCGCACCCATTTGCTCACTCATGGCCTCCACCACCTTGTCATCCAGGTGGCTCACATCTGCTTCCAGATGGTCATTCAGAGAGGTGCGCGCTGCTTCCGTCTGCTTGCGGCGGGCTTTTGTGCCAATGTCCGCCAGCGCGTCTTCCAGGCGTTCAGCACTCAGCTCCGGTGTGGCCACTTCTATTTCCTCCGCTTGCTCCGGTGCTTCTTCTTCGGGCTGCTGCTTCTCCTCTGCTTCCACCGTCAGGCGGTCGCTCTTCTCTCCTGGCACAAGTCCCAGATTCTCGCATTCCTCATAAGGCACCGCACGCACTCGCATCTTGCTGCCGAAGTCGAACGGCGGGTACGGTTGCCCGAAGCGCGAAAGCTTCACCCAGATGGGGGATTCTATCAGCGCCACCATCTGGCCACCCTTTGCCACGCCTTCCCAGTCTACTGCCGCCGCTGCCTGCTGCCACCGGTCTGCCCAGTTGCGGGGCTGCCGTGCCTCCTGTGCGCGGTACAATCGCAAGCCCGGCTGGCTCTTGTCTTTCTTCATCTGCTCCCGCTGCTGCCACCCGCGTGCAAGGTCTACATTGGTCTGCAGCGTCACCTCCATGCGCCGGCGGCTGCTCAGGTCATGAATGCCGCCGCGCTCATCCTCTGCCGGTTCATACCCCGCAGAGCGCAGCGCGGCACGCAGCTGCTTGCGGGCTTCGTTTGTTGTCAGTTGCCCGGCTGCTATCGCGCGGGCGGCGTTCTTGAAATCTTGCAGAATGCGGGCATTCTCCACCCCCGCCATGAAAAATGCTCTTTCGCGAATTTGCGCGTCTATCATGTCCCACTCGGCAGTGGTCATGGCGCGGGTGTCTATCTCGCGGCGGTTGATGTGTTCGGCTGCGTACTGTGGCATGGCGTCAAATCTCTTCGGGGTTCGTAAGAGTGAAAGAAAGCACCACCGCACCCCATGCTCCGGGCTCTGCGGGGGCTTCCTCTGATGTGCAGCGGCGCACCATGCAGCTGTTCACCACCGCATCCCAGCGGGTCAGCAGTGTGGGTGCTCCGGCGTGGTAGGCCTCGGCTGTTTCCAGCTTGCCGGCGCGGGCGGTGTTGAGGGAGATTTCCAGGCGGCGCAGGTAGCGTTCCAGTGCGGCCACTGTCGGAAACTTCATCAGGCTTTCCCAGCTCATCACCAATCTTGCATTGCCGGCAGGCACATCCAGCCCGTATGGCGAGCCCACCAGATTGTAGTTGCTTGTCTCCGTGTTCCATTCCCTGGCCGGCTCGCCGGTGAGATACTGGCCAGGGGAAACTAAAACACGGGGATTAGTATCATCTGCCGCAGGCGTATAAAGAGCATGAAAGCGCGCTGTATAAAAGTTGCTCATCGTCGGCTACAATAATATATTCCTCCGGCTGCCCTTATAATTCGTAAGCGGTTTCTGGTTCCTCCGGCTCCGGCAGGTTGTAATACTCGCGCGCTGCCTCCACGCTCTCAAAAAGCGTGTAGCCCAGCGCCTCCGGAGTTTTGCCTTCCGGGCTGCTAACTTGATGGCACCAGTCCAATGTCGGCCACTCGTTGCCCTCCGCGTCTGTGTAGGCGTTCAACTTGGCATACACAGGCATCGGCGGCGCGGGGCGCAGCGCAAATGTGCTGGCGGTCGGCGTGCCGTTCCACTGTAGCGATACCGTCCAGCCTTTCGCGGTGGCAGCGTCAATGGCTGCCAACACTTCCTCGTCAGTCTGGTGGTCAACGTGTATGCCTATGTGTAGTGGGAAAGTATGTCCCTCGCGGTATTCGGCTTTAACTTCTCCTATTGTATTCAGGACTCTCAATGCACTCTCTTTTTCGAGCTGGCAACCCTGGAACGCAAGGCGCGCGCAGTTTTCATTCAAATATGTATTGCCGCCCTGAACTCCACTTAAATCAAGCGCCTGTGACACAGTGCGCAAATTTTTACACCCAGAACACATCTCCGAAATATTGACTATGTTTTTGCACGTGAGAGACTCCGGCAATTTTTCAATGGCGGCGCAATTGCGAAATGCTCCGATAACGCTGGTTGCGTTTGAAAAATCCATCGTTTCAGAGAGCTTCAACCGGCTGCATTCGTTTAACCCGAAAGAAAAATAGGTCACGTTTGAAAAGGTAACACCCACCGGAAACGCGCGCAGTTGCCTATTGCCTGAAAACGTCTCAAAAATAGTAGTCAAACCCTCAAACGTCCACGAATCCGGGAGATGCGTAAAAGTCAAGTCATGAAACCAGAATCGCATGTTGGCAGTCGTTCGAATCTGCTCCGGCTCCGGCATGTCGCTTGGAAACCGCCACGGCTTCGTAAGCTTTTTGAAATCATTTTTGCACTGTGACCAATCATACGCCTGCACCATAAAAGCCTGAACGGCAATCGGCCAATAGGCCATTTCCTCAGCCGCCTGTGCGGGATTCCCCGCTAGCGACAAAGAGCCGGTCAAGTTATTCTCTCCTGAAAATGTATTGTTGCCACTCTGCAACGCCGCATCGCCCAGCAGGGCCGCATTATCAGCAGCGGCCTGCGCTTCCTGCTCCGCCTTGCTCTGTGCCGCCTGTGCTTGCGTCTTGGCAGTCTCCGCTGCTGCCTTATCTGCTGCCGCTGCGTTTGCGCTGGCCTTGGCGTTGGTCTCTGCGGTCTGGGCTGCAAGCTTGGCGGCATCGGCATCAGCCTTGGCTGTCTCCGCTGCCGCCTGAGCCTGAGCCGCGTCCTGCGCGGCTTGTTCTGCGCCCTGCTGGTTAGTCATCGCGTCCTGTGCGCTCTTGGCGGCTGCTTCGGCATGCGCGGCGGCTGTCTCTCTCTCCAGCTTCGCCTTTTCCACCTCGGCTGCCGCCGCCGTCACTTTGCCAGCTGCGGCGGTAGCTTTCTCAGCGGCGGCGAGCTCGCTTTCCTTGGCAGCCTTGGCATGAGCGGCGGCGGTCTCCTGTTCCGTCTTGGCTGCGGCGGCTTCGCGCTCTGATTTGTCGGCGGCGGTCTCCGCGCGCTCCATAAGCGGCGTGACCCTCTCCACCGCCATCGTGGCCGTCTGCTGCCGCATGTGCTCCAGCCACTCGGCCTCAGAACCCACAAATCCCTCCATCACCGCCACCTCATAGGCAGAATAACCGCGCGGGCCGGGGGTCAGCTCAATATCCACATGCAGCGCATCCACACTGTCCAGCGTGGCATTCAGGGTGTAGTCCACCGTACCTTGCGCCACTGGGAAGGCTGAAGGGCGGACAAGCAAAAACCCGAAGATGAGAGGCTTGCCATCGGCGCGAATCTCATAGAGGTGCTGCCCATACTCCACAGCCGGGAATGCAAAAAGTTTCGCCCCGGCTTTAGGCACTGGGCGGCGTTCCTGGCCAATGGCTATGTAAGCCGTCAGCTCCACCTCCCTGCCATCAGTTGCCGACACATTGCAAGTCACATTCGTGAAGCACCCCGCCACTGTCTTGATGTTCTTATGCATAGTTTTTTTCTTCTTGCGGATGGATGGCAGCAGGGCAGCCGCAGCTGCCCCGCTGCCATCAGGTTAATCAGGCGGCAACTCCGGCCACAAACATGGCAAGAGCATTCGGCTTCACGCTCAATTCATAGTCGGCCTGCGCCGGGTCGCTCTTCGCTTCCAGCGGGTTTTGCAGGCTCAGCGTACCACGCACCAGAATGCGGGCAATGCCCGTCTGCGCGCGGTACGCGTCCGTCAGCTCATAGCAAGCCCACACTTCCAGGCTGTCATTACCGCTGGCAAACACGGCTTGCTCCTCACCGTCCACAATGGCAGAGGTAAGGCCGAAGGTCATCTGGAATGCTTCGGGGCTGATGTCATTCGTGCTGAACTGAATCTTGCGCTTCTGGGCAAGCTTCATCTCCGTTACCTTGTAAGCGCCTGTATCATCCACGCCCTCCACATCGGCGGACTTGTAGTCCGTCTGCGGCTTCGCCGTGCGGATTTTGCCCATCAGCAGCCAATCGCCCGGGTTCGCGTAGCTCTCCGGAAGCTCAGGGATCACTGCGTCACTTACTTTGTTATTCTCACCGGAGCCACCGGTGATGCTCTGGCCAATCGTCACAATCCACACGCGGGCGCCCAGGATGGTGGCGGCGTCAAGTCGGTCTAAGTTCATAGTTTTCTTTTCTGCTTTTGGGTTAGTAAAGAATCACGGCCACGCCATCCGCCACCAGGCGGTCGGCGCTTTCCTTCGTTACGTTCACCTCGGCACCGGGCGCGGCAATGCACCCGGCCACATGGGCCTTTTTCTTCAGCTTTACGCGCACCAGGCTCTGCGTCTCGCCTTGCGGCTCGCTTGCTACGCCCTGGCAGGCAAGCCCGGTCGCGTCCGTTTCTTTTGTTGCTTTCTTGCTCATACTTCGTAATTCGTACTTCGTAATTCAGAATGGCTTACTTATCGGAAGAGGTTTCAACGGGAAGCGGAAGCGTCAGGGCGTGGCTGTAATCCACATCCCCGGCGGCGGTCTGCTTGTAACTAGCGGTGCAGCCGGTGCCGGTAAAGGCAGCGGCGGTAGCAATCGCTCCAACAATCGCACCGGCAATGATGCGCGCAATCGTGCCGGGTATGCCCCAGCCCGTAAGCAGGCCAGTCATCCAGCCTGCGGCCTTCTTGGCCTTTTCGTTCGTGTTTGTAGTGCTCATTTGATTAGTTGCTTGTAGTTGTAATTAATGGAGGCTTGTATCAGCACTCCGCTCAGGTTGGCCAGCTTCGGCATCGCGCTCAAATCCAGCTCGCTGATGCTGTCAATCTTCGGCAGTGTGTAAGGAATGCCCGCTTCTGCCACATCCCAGCGCAGCACCGCATTCAGGCACTTGTGCAGCAGGCCCGCCACCCGCCGCCCCGTCTGGCCACCCGGCACATTCTGCGTGCAGAGGATGGCCACCGCCACACGGGCGCGCAGTGTCCCCGCTCGCCCTTCCGGGTCATCCGTATTCGGCGCAGGTAGCTGCGGCAGCACCGCCACCGCGCCGCTGTATTGGCCGGCAGCCATGGCCAGTGCCTGTGCCTGTTCGTCTCTGTCCCAGGGGTGCTGGTACACATAAGGCGCAAGCACCGCATCCCGGCGCAGCTCTTCAATGAGCTTGGCCGCCAGCATATATTCGGGGGCTTCGGGTAAGTTCTCCATGGTGTCAGTGGGTGGGTGTGGGATACCAGCCTATGCCGTCATTACCGTAGGCCGGGTTCGGCGCTACCATCGCCGGCACATTGCCGGGCTGCTGCGGCAGGTTGCCCGCCTCATCCAGCACCGGAGCCTCTGCCTTCCGCACCGCTTCCAGCCTTGCCTCTGCTGCGGTCGCTGCCGCCTTGCGCTCATCCGTCACGGTCAGGGCAAAGCGCTTCAACAACCGAAGCGCGGCAATATCTAGGGCGGCGGGGCGCAGGCTGCGCGGTATGCTCAGCGGGTCACTGCCCAGCCTGTTGGCCTTGTTTGTGGCCACCGCTTCCCGCACCATGGCCACAATGTCTGCCAGAGTGGCTTCCACATACGGCAGGCATTCCGGGCGCGTGAGTTCGTCCAGCTCCGCCGTGGCAAACACGGCGGAAAGGTCTTGCACAGTCAGCGGTAGCCAGTACTTCATGCGTTTACAGCGGTGTTGATTTTCTCAGCTATCTGCATGGCAACATTGACCAGGCGCTCCTGGTGCTGCTCATCCCGCAGCTTCAGAGCATAGCCGGGAGATTGCAGCAGGGCGCAGGCAATCGCCGTCACCTGCTCAGTGGTGGGCTTCCCCGCTACCGGCTGCACAGCTTCGGGCTGTTCAACCGGTGCGGCCTTCGTGGTGCTGTTCTTCGTGGCCATGGCGTCAGGAAATAGAAAGACGGATATTGCAGGACGGAGCGGTCACGGCATAAGCGCGGTGCAGGCCTACTTCGTAGAAAGTAGTCTTCTTCCCGCGTTCGTAGTAGCTTTCCACATTCTCCACCGGGCTCTCGCCACCGGCGTGAAGCTGGCGCATGCCGCACATGTCACCAATCTGCTGGCCTTCGTCCACATAGGTGAGCCACACATCAGAGCCCAGGGCATTGCTGCCCTTGAAGGGCACCTCGGCGCCGGGGCGGTGTACACCCACAGGCACAGTGGCCTTGAGGAACTGCGGCGCAGTCTGGCCCTCACCGGTCAGGTGCAGCAGCTTGAAGAGCAGTGCCGGCGTCAGCACCTTGGCGTCATTGTAAGCCACCAGGTCAGCCACGGCGGCATTCTCGCACAGCGTGTTCCAGGCAGCAGAGCTGAACAGGAAGCGATTGGGCAGCACGCCATTGGCGGCCTCAAAGTCTGCCAGCAGTTCGCGCAGCTCTTTGATGGGGTCAGCATCCACGCCGCTCCATGCACCCTTGCCGCTCTTAGCTTCCACCTGCTTGCGGAAGTAAGCAAGGCCGGCAGCAATGGAAGAGGTGCGCCAAGTGGCCAGCAGGCTGCCCGTCTTGGCAAGTGCAATCTGGTCTGCGGCCTCCTTCTTATTACCGGCGCCGGGCTTTATCTCGCTATCATCCACGCCAATGCGCAGGCTGTGGTCTTCCAGCAGGTACGGCACATCTTCGGCCAGCACATCCACGATGTGCGCTTCATTGTACGGCGCGCGGCGGGTGTCTACCTGGCGGAAGGCATAGCCCTGCGGGTAGCGCTTGAATGTACCGGTCACTCCATCCACAGACAGAGCGGGGGCAATGAAGTCAAGCGGGTTCGGGGCCTGGCGGTTAAACCAGCCCACGGCGTAATTATAAATCGGATAATTAAACTGATTCATCTTTATCTTGCGGGGTTAGGGGTTAGAGCAGAATAGCATTCACCATCTGGCCGGCCTGGCCAGCAGGGGCAGACTCCACAGCCACGGCCACAGCCGTGCCCGTGCCGGTAGTCAGCACACCGCCGGTGCCGTACACCAGCTTGGTGCCGGGGGTGATGGCGGCACCGGTGGCGCCCACATTCACCTGGATAATTCCAGCGAACTTGCGGTGCACCAGCGTGGCGCTGGTAGCATTGCCGGCCACAGCCGTGGCCAGGCTGTCCGGGTTGCAAATAATGCCGAAGGCGTCATCTGCGGAAGTGGCAAGCTCAATCTCGCCGGCGGCGTTCAGCTTGCCCAGCTTGCCCTCATGAATGTGCGGCTGAGACTTCAGCGCGGCAGCATACGGGGCACGGATTGCGGGGGTATGATTCGTAATCATGTGTCTTGTGTTGTTTCTTGTTTGGGTTAGCGGTTCACGCCCTGGGTATAATCTGAGTTGGCCTTAGCCCAGGCGCGGCCATATTCGGCGGGGGTCAGCGTGCGGCCCAGTGCGCGCTCTGCCGTGGTAACGGCATTCGTGCAGTAATCCACACGCGCCTTGTCCTGGCAATTCACAGCGCGGGTGCCGTGGCCCACGCTCACCGTTACTTCGCGGTTAGGCGTGGCACCGGTCAGGGCCGTGGCCTTGCGGATGCCGTGATTCAGCGCGCGCAGGTTCGGGTAGCGCACAGAGTTGGCAGCAGTGCCGCCGTTCACGCTGGCATTCTTGTTTGCCTCTGCAAGAGCCGTGCGCAGTTCATCATTGCTGCGCTGAAGCGTCTTCACAGCGTCCACAAGGTCTGCCGGCTTCGCGCTGTCAGGCAGGCCCAGCAATTCAGCCACCGCCACCAGCGCGGCGGAAAGGTCATCACTGGGCTGCAGGTCATCGTCATTCGTGGCGGCAGGTTCCTGGGCGGGCTCCGTGCCGGTGTTGGTGGCTTCCTCCTTGGCGGGGGTGTCACCGTTCGTTGCGGGCTCTTCGCCCTTGCTTGCCACGCCGGAGCTGTTAGCGGCGGCGGGGGTGTCCTCCGGCTCTGTATTCGTGGCCGGGGTCTTCTTCTCTTCCGTGTCGGTGTTCATGTTCTTATTGTCTTGGGTTGCGCAGGCACGGGCCTGCAAGGTCTTCATGTTCGTGCAGGGCGTCTGCGCCGGGTGGCGCGGCCCATTCGTCAGAGTGCAGCCGGCCAGCCTCTGCGGCTCCGCTCCTGCTGCCGTCTGCTTAAAATCGCGGTAATCGTACTCCGTGGAGAAAAACGCAAATTCGGCGCTATCCACCAGCCCGTGGCCGTATGGCGTCAACTCAATCCACGCCCACAGCTTCCCGCCATCTGCATGCAGCGCCTTTATCCATCCGGCGGCGCGCGTGTCCGGGCGCTCGCCCACCCCCGCATGGTCTACCGTCAGCAGCACACCGCGCCCATCCGCATCCACAGCGCGGAAGGTATCGGCCAGCGCGGCCAGCGTCTCCGGTGTGGCTACCTCACGGTCAAGCCCGGCGCTCACGCAAGCGGCCCACAGGTCTGCCCCATCTTCCGGGTGCAGGCCATGGCTCCGCAGCATCGCCCCCGGGTTCGGGCAGGCGTGGCAGAATACGGTCTCGATGTTAAACCATGCAGCCCCCGGCACACTTCCGGGCTTAAACGGCGCGCGCGGTGCTGTCTTGTCTGTAAATGCTGGTATGCTCATATCTCTGGTGGTGCTTGCTGTCATTTTGTCTGCTTGCCGCCCTCTGCCGCCCCTCTGCCGCCCTTATCGGGCGCGGTGGGGTACTCCGTACCCTTGAAAGCCTTGCGCGGCGTTACAGGGTATTGTACGCGGCTTTTTGCGTTTTGGCTCATTTTCTGCTTTTTCTGATTTTTCGGTGTTGACTTTCTCGCGGGGCGGAGCTACTCTTGAGTTCCGGTCGTGCAACAGACGGCAGCCTGTCAGGAACAACCAGCGGGGCTTCGTCCGTAGATAGAGGGAATACCGCCCCCGTATCGTCTGGCCGTAGACCCCGAGCCTTGCTTGGGGTTATTTTCTTGTATATGCTGTAATATTTTTAATCTCTCCCTTTTTCCTATCTTCTGCAGTTTCGGTGCGCGGGGCTTCAGCCCCGCTTGTCACCTTCGCATTCAGCGCTCGCTCAAACGCAGCACGCGCGGGCGGGTAAAGCATAGTGGGTGCATAGCGCACGCGCAGGCTGTTGATTTCTTCTTTAGTCATTTCTTTACTTTTTTTGATTTTTTTGCTACTTTTGGTTCGTGTATCAGCGAAAACCGCCATATCATCGCCCCTACGGGCTTATGAACAGCCTCCGTCTGGCTTGTTTATTCTGGTCTGGTGTCCTTTTTGTGGTCTTTCAGCTGCTTCGGGCGGTTTTTCTGTTGATAGCGGCTTTTTGGGAATGGTTAGCCTCTTTGAGTCCGATTATTCGCCGCCGCTTTGCTGTATTCTCTCGTTTTTTTTCTTCTAGCTCTCGAAAAAGACCTCGCCGCGCTCGTCGCCGTGCCAGAAAATCCGATTCTTGCTTGTGTGGGTATTTTCTTATTGCTTTTCTCGTTCTTTTTCTCTTTTTGATCGCCAATTTTGCTTAAATCTGCTCCTGCTAACTTCATTTTCTCCGCAATCTATCAATTGCTTTCTTCACACTTTGAATATCTCGCTTGATACTCTCTACATTCCGGGTGCAGATGTTCATGCCGCTTGCTGTTACAGCACTCAGCTGCTTGACGGATTGCCCTAATTTCTCTACTAGCTTTACTAACTCTTTTGCCCTGGTTTCGTATGTGCTGATTGCTTCCTGATACTTCTCTACGGCTTCTTCCGTTTTGGGACCTTGCTTTCGTACTCGCTTCGCTTCGGCTTCTGCGGCTTTGGCTGCTTTCTCGGTAGCTGCTGCTTTTCGTTTTTCTGCTCGTTCTGTTCGTTTCTGCGTCTTCTGTACTGTGTTTCCTTTGCGGCTTTCCTGCTCGCTTAATTTGGCGCTCTTTTCTTCGTACAAGGCTGCTCTTCGCGCTGCTTTTTCGCCTCGCGCTACATATTTCCGCTTTCCTTCTAGTGCCTGGTGTATGGTGTTCTGTTTCCTTTGCTCGGCGGTCAGCCCTCTGTCTTGTCGGCTTGTCCCTCGTGCAATATTCTTTAAGTGGTTCTCTATTGTTTTCTGATGTGCCGCGGCGCGTCCGCTGTATCCTGTCAGCTTTTCCTGCTGCAGTGCATTCCGGCGCATCGCTTGCACTGTCCGCGCAAGCGCTTTCTCGTCTCCTTTACTTGCTTGTCGCTCGGCTCTCTGAGCTAATCTTACATACGCCTTTTCCACTCGCTTGAGCGTTCCTTGCCAGCCCTTGTTCTTCGCCTGCTGCCCTAGTGGCTTCAAACCAACCACGGCTTTCTGCGATTCTCGACTCGCGCGCTTCATGTTATCGCGCAACCCTCGCAGTTGCATATCGGTCTCTCGCAGCTTCTTGTTTATAGCGCTTTGTCGCACGCTATCCATGCCCGGCGTATTCTGCAATCCTTGCAAATACTCTCGCCGCGCCATGAGCGCCTTCCAATCCTGCGCGTAGATATCCGCTTGCAGTCGCTTCTCTTTCTCTGTATAGCGTCCGCTCGTCTTGTAATCTCTCTCTATCTCCTCCAGCTCTCGCTTGATTCGGCGTTGTACTTCGGCTCGGCTTTCGATTAATTCGCGTTCTTTTGTCTCGCCTTTCTCTTCTTTCTGTTCGGCTTTCTCGCGCGCTCGCTCCGCTTTCTCGCGTGCCTTTTCGGCTCGCTCCTCTGCTTCTGCTTCTTTCTTTTCCGCTTTCTCGCGTTCTTTTTCGGCGCGTGCCTCCGCCTCAGCCGCTTCTTTCTCGGCTTTCTCTGCTCGTTTCCTCTCTTCTTCTGCGCGCTTGTCTTCCGCGACTTTCTTCGCTGTCGCTAGTGTCGCTGCTGCACTTGCCTTTGCTTCCTCTGCTCGCTTCTTTTCAGCTTCTACAGCATTAACGGCTCGTACATAATCCTTCGAGGCTTCTTCTCTATTCTGCTCTGCTTTTTCTAATCCGGCCTTCGTTTTGCTCAGCTCTTCTTTCTCTTTCTTGCTCTCTCCTCCTGTAAGTTTGGCAGCGGCTTCTCTCCATGCAGCTTCCCTTTCTTGCGCTGTCTTAAGGGCATTCTCTGCCTCTGCGGCTTTGATTTTCAATGCCGCTACTTTGGCCTCTGCTTTCAGCACTTCTTTTTCATACTGCACCTCTGCGGCTCCTTTGGTGCCGCTTTCTTTCTCTCGCTTCAGCTCGTCAAGCGCCATCTTCAGGCTATGCGCCTGTTGTTTGGCGGCCTCTTTCAGCTCTGCTTCGCGTGCTTCCTCTCTCTCGTCTATGGCTCGCAACAGTTCGTCTCTAACCTCGGCATCTTGCCAGGCCTTTTTTTCTCGATCACTTGCTTCAAGTCGTGGGTCGCGCCATTTCTTTTGCGGCTTTTCGCTCTGCTCGCCGTCCTTTTCTCGCAAATCATCCACGGCTTGCTGGGCGGCTACAATACCGCGTTCATCAAACACGCTATTGATACCTATCGTTAATTCTGTGTCTGCTTTCTTCATATTCTCCCTTTCTTAAAAATTCGGTCTTGCGGTTACACAGGCTTTCCACGGCTGCTTATGCTTAGCTACCGCTGCTTCTTCTCCTGTACCCTCGCTCTTCACGTCAAAATCCATCATCTCGCTTACATGCTGGTCGCTCGGCTTCCAGCCTGCGCTGGCAAGTGTTGCCAGTAGTTGACTATCCTTCAGCCTGTCATATATCGGCTCAGGTTCAATCACGAACTCCACAAGATGCGGCTGGCCGGGGTGCCATTGTTCCAGCACCGGGGCAAAGAGTGTTCTTTGCAGCAGCGCTGCTATCTGCGCGCCTTCACTCGCGGCCAGGTCGTCAAAAGCATCCTGGTGTGCGCTGCCGGTGGCGGTGTTCGTACCGGCTCCCGGAGCGGTCAGCATGGTCATCAGGCCGCCGGTGGCACGCAGCACCAGTTCCTGGGTGCTCAGGTCAATCATGCGGCTGAAGGTATCAGGGCCACCATTGCCGGGCGTCACGGTCTTGACATCCGCCCCGGCGGGCAGCACACCCGCTGCATTGCTCACGCACTGCATGGCAAATTTGATGTACTCTTTCCGCAGTCCTTCGTCCACACCCTGCGGCATGATGGCGAACACCGGCGGCGTGCCGTAGCGGCCATTATACACCAGCCATTGCGCTTTTGCGTTCTTTCTATCCAGGCACAGCATCATGGCCGGCTGGTCAATCGGGCGGGCACAAATGCGGGTCACAATGCTGGCACGGTCTACCGGCAGCGGCAGGCCACGGGTCAGGCCGTAGGTGGCGGCGGGGTTCCATTGCCATTCCCCGGCATAGCCGTCACGCGCCCAGTTCCAGTTCTCTGTTACGTTCAGGCGCAGGGCTCCGGCCTCCGTCTCCAAAAGCTGAATGTGCCGGTAGTGCCTGAAGCTCGCTTGTGCCAGGGCTTCTATGCCTTCGTCCAGGTTCTCTATGGCGTTGGCAAAATCCTGCACCGTGCGCAGCTGGGCTTCGGCAAGTAAATCTTCCGCATCCGACAAGCCATCTTTCTTGCGGATGTCCCAGGGAATGCGCTTCAGCGCACCCAGTCGCCGCTCCACACAGGTGGCAAGAATCGGGTCGGCGGGTTCCAGCTGTTCCCAGAGCCATTGCAGCTGGGCATAGGCGCCGCGTGTGGCTTCATTCTGGGCACGGCGTACCACATCCACGCTGAGAAAATCCAGCGGGCTGGTGAAGTCCAGCCATCGGTCATGCTCGCGGGCTACGTCTTGCAGGTCAACCGTGCTGAAATTCCACGGGTGGCTGTCTGTGGCTTTCCTGTTCTTTCTGCTCATACTTCGTAAATCGTAATTCGTACTTCGTAATTCAGAATGGGCGGTTCATGATGTCACGGCTCACCGGTGTGGGCCTGTCCCAGGCGTTGCCCCGGTCTACCGGGATGGGCATATCCGTGCAAACGGCATCGGCTGCCGCACGCCATGCCAGGGCAAGGGCTGTGCAGCGGTCGCTGTGCCCCTCTGCGGTATGCGGGGCGCTGTAGGTGTATTCTCCATTTTTAATGAGCTGCTGCATGGCGTGCAAGTCTTCGCGGATGTCTTCACCCGCCGGGATGCGCACCCGCACCGGTGCCTCAAATGCACGGCGCAGCTTCGGGAAGATGTCGCGCTTGAATGCCACCGTGAAGGTGCAGAGCTCAATCTTTCCGAACTCATGCTTGCCCGGGTTCCATTCACCGAACTCATGCACCAGGTGGTCGCCCATGCCGATGCCCGGGCCGGTGTAGTCAAAACACACACGGCGGGCCACGCGGATGCGGCTGCGGAGTATCTCTTCCTGGGCAGGGGTGGGGCAGTTCTTCAGCACCAGCACCTCCCTGGTATAACACACATCTCCCACGCGCTCGAACATCCAGCACACGGTGGGGTCGTTCGTTCGGCCAAAGTCAATGCCAAGGCGGATGTCCCGCCCGCTGCCGGGGGCGTATATTTCCGGCGCGGCCACGCTGGTGGCATCGGGGCTGGTGGCTCCGGCTATCAGCTCATAGCTCAGCAGCTCGCTGGTATCGTCCAGGAACTCACAGTCCAGCTCTTGAGCCTGGGCTACCGCATCGTCCATGAGGTCTGCCAGCTCCTGGTAGTCCGTGGGCAGCCCTTCGGCAATGGCATTTTTCAGCGGGACAAGGTGGCGGCTCCATGCGCCTTTTGTCTCGCCCATCATTATCTTGTAAAATCGTATTCCGCGCACGCCGCGCCCATTCGGGGTGCTGGTAATCATCACCGTTTTTTTACCGCCGCGCATGCTGTTGGTGATGGTGGGCAAGATGGCTTTCCATGTCTCCTGTGGCTGCTCAAAGAATGCGAACTCATCCAGCCAGATGTCACCGCTGAAACCACGCACGGTGCTGGGCTTGCCGGGCACCGCAATGCAGCGGCTGCCGTTCTTCAGCTTGATGCTCTTGGCGTACAAATCGGCCTCAATGTCGCGCAGGTCTTCCACCTCATCTGCCCAGGCTACGGAAAAAGCCCGGAGCCAGTCTTTCACTTTGTCCAGGGATTCATTACTCTGACGGCCAGAGGGGGCAGCAATCACCACCGTGAGCCCGGGAATGGCCAGCATACGCCCCGCCACACGGCAGGCCACAGAAAAGCTCTTGCCGGTCTGTCGCGCAAAGCAGGCCGCCACAAAGCGGCTTTTATCGAACACAAGGCGCTTTTGGTACGGCAGCAGCAGGTCAAGCGGGTTCGTGGGTTCCGCGCTGGCTTCCTCTTCCGCCGGTGCAAACGCAGCGGCCACAGCCTCCACCGGGGCGGGGGCTTGCGCCTTCGCTTTCCCCGCGCGGCTTTGGCGCTTCCGGCGGGTCACATTGGCGGAGACTGTGGCTTTTTTCTGCATGTTATTGCGTTGCTTTCTTACTACCTATGAAACCGGGCTTCACTCTCTCAATTCAGCCCGAAAATCTCGCGTATCTTTTGCATGCGCTCGTCCGCGCTCTTCGTCTTGTCTCCGGCTACCGCCTGCGCTTCATCGGCCCGGCGTGCCTTCGCTTCCAGCAGTGCCAGCTTGCGCTCATTCTGCGCGGTGGCCTGCCCATCGTTCATGAGTTTGTAGAACTTGGCCAGCAACTCCGGGTCTGCCTTCGGGTCTGTGCTCAGTTCAAAGACGCGCTGCGCTACGGCGCGGTGGGCGGCATCGGTCACGCTCTCGCCCTCCACCTTGCTGAGCACGGCAGCAACCGTGGCCATGCGCTGCCACTTGCAGGGCAGCACATGCAGCCTGTAAAATTCGCTGATGCTCTGCAGGCTCACTTCCACCCCACGGGCGGCAAGCCACTGCTGCGATTCTTCCAGGCTGTGCCCTTCCAGGTACACGCCCAGCTCGCTGCGCTGCTCTTCCGTCAGGCGGGCAAATTTGCTGTCTTTGCGGAGCTTCTTCATGATGGGGCTTTTTCTCTTCAGCATTCGGCTAGTGCGGCACGCCCCACGCCGGTGATGCACCAGCGCTTCACGCCCATGGCGTCAATCTCGCAATGAATCAGGGCATCTGCTTCCAAGCGGCGGAAGGCGCTGTCAAATTCGGCATCCGTAGGCGGGGGACACACCGCAAGGCGGGCGCTGCCTTCTAGTGCTTCCTGCGGCTGCAAGTACCCGCGCGGCGTGTTGGCCAGGTCTTCCAATAGCGTGCGCCGTATCGTGCTCTCTCTCTTTTTTGGGTCTGTCATGCGCTTGCCTTTCCGTTAAGTAACAAATTCAGAATCTGGGTCTGTTTCTGGGCAATCTGCTTCAGTTCGCCCTTTATCTCAGCCACGGCGGGCATCACCGTATCAAGGCGCTTGTGTACGCGTTCAATCTCGCTGGCCACTTGCTTGCGGTACTCTTCAAATTCGCTGCGGGTCACATAATCCTTGCTCATCTGCACCTCCAGCGGTTGCGGCTCAATCTTCACTTGCCGGGCTTTCTGCCACAGTGCGCCGCCGCCATAGCAGCCACCGCACAGCATCACAATGCCCATCACCTGCTGCCAGGTCAGCCCGCTTTCATCCTCCGGCTTAGGGGCGGCAGCTGCCCACATGGCGGTGCCGTCTCCCTGCTGCGGGTATCTCCCGGCGGGGGTATCTGCACCGGCTCCCATAACAGAGCCGGTGCAGCCAATGACTAGCGCGACTACTCGAAAAATCTTTTTCATGCTGCTACCTCTTCAAAATAATGGCGCACCCCGGCGGCTATGCACTCCGCTATCTGATACGGCTCCGTGGCCGCGTCTTCCGGGTTCGTGATGAATCCGCACTCCACCAGCACCCAGGGGGCCCGCGTGTTCTTCAGGATGTACAGGTCGCCGCGCTTCACCGTCTTGCTTGCTCGCCCCGGCAGCAGGGTGCAGAGCCAGCGCGCTATGCTCTCAGCCATGCGCTTGCCGGTGTTGCTCACATAGCACACATGCGCTCCGTGCGCTCCGGGGTCGTCAACTATAACAGGCTCCTTGCATGGCTCGCCGTCTTCGTCTACTGTCTCAACATAGCCCACCACCTTGCTGGCCGCGTCCATGTGCAGAGAGATGCCGAACGCGGCGCGGCTGATTCCGTTGGCTGCTTTCACCGTGGCCACCAGGTCTGCGCTGTTCGTGCTGTCCGGGTAGTCCAGCACGGTGACGGCGTACCCATCGGCCCGCAGTCTGTTGGCCAGATGCCCGGCTATCTGCTCGCACCGGGCGTGCTCTTCCATTCCGTTGCCCCTGGCACCGGTTCCCCGGGCGTGGCCAATATCAATGATGATGTGCTTTCCTTTGCTCATTTGCTATGCTGTGCGCTTCGTTTGCGTACAGCATAGCACCACCGGGCGCATTCGTGACGCCCCCGCTTCCGCTCTTTCCCCTCTTTCCTATCTTTCCGCTTTTTCCGAATTTGCCGCATCTCGCGGCAAATTCGCCTCGGCGTAGCAAGCGCAGACGCGAAGCCGGGCCCTACTTCGTAATTCGTAATTCGTACTTCGTAATTCAGATTGTGTCATACCCCGCTCCCAGGGCGTCACTCTTTTGCTCCCCCGTGCTATAATTCTATCGTTGCAACCGTTCTTTCTTATGTCTTCCTCCGCCTCCATTCTTGCCACCTCTGCGCCCGCGTCTCAACCGCCACCGGGCTCTCTCTTCATGACTACCGGAGACGCTGCCCTCGTGCTCTGCATGTCCGACCGCTCCGTCCGCAACCTGGTGGCCCGTGGCCAGCTGCAAGCCTTCCGCCCCTGCATCGGCGGGCGCAAGTTCCTGCTCTATGCGGCAGAGGTCATTGCCTACGCCCGCGCCGCTCAAAAGCCCGCCCAGGATGCCGCCATGGCCAACGTGCAACGCCTGCGCGCCCTCATTGCTTCTGCTTGACGTTCCAAAAAATCGTCAATCGTCAATCGTAATTCGTCAATAAAAAAGCCCCGGCTTAACCGGGGCGGGGGAGAATTAAACTCCGCATCATGCGGTGCTCGCTTGTGCAAAATGCGGAGCTAGTAATTTGTAGTACTATGTAAAATTGCTCTTACTTCTTCTTCGGTAATAAGCCCCAATTTAATACACTCATCAGCCTCTACTTCCCTAGTCATCATGTCGCTATGTGAATCTGCATCAAAAGGAGAATACGGCAATCCTAAAATAGATAAGCACGTCCATATGGGACTTGTCTTAAGCGCGACAAAAACATTCTCATTCTTTACCACACCTTGCCACTCCACCGCTTGTGCAGATTCTTTCCACCTTGCTTGCCATTCCGGTGATAACTCTTTTTGCCACGCTTTCAGCTTATAGGCTGGCGACATGGCAAGATTAACTTTTCGCATCCCTTCTTGCCAATGATACCACCCCCATGCTAGGCTGCGCCAAAGCCCTAGCTCAAAACTCATGCGTTCTCTGGAAAATAAATCCTCCATCGTATTTGCTTTCCCCTCTTCTGCTTGGTAACTGATGGCTCGTAATTTATCTCTTAAATATCTCCGTGCTTCATTTTCTGTTCTCTCAGCAGTACATATACTTGCCGCCGCTTTTCGATACTCATCAAGTATGTATACATCGCTCACTCCAGCCATGAAAAAATACTTCTCTCGGTCTTGTGGACTCACTCGCCACCAATCATCCCATGTATCTACGATGGCAAGTTCTTTACTTAACAGAAAATCGGCGGCAGAAATGCTCATAAATCATTTATTTTCTTTCTTAATTCCATCATTTGCTGGGCTAATTCTTCTGCATTTTGTTCTGCAACTATTGCGCGTGCTCGCCACTGCTCTATATTCAGCCCGTCTATTTGCTCAAGCGTATGCTCTCCCGGTGGCACCAGCAACTCTTCTACCGTGCAGCCTAAACCTTGCGCTACTGCATACAAGCCGCCAAGACTGGGCATAGACCTCCCTGCCAGCCAGTTGCTTAGTGTTGCCGCCGCTATGTGAGCCCGTTCGGCTATCTCCTTTTTATCCAGCCCGCTTTTCCCTATGTAGCGAGCTATATTATCAACTGCTATTTTTGCGTCAAACTTCATGATTAGTGTGAGCGTGTGGAATAATGTTGAAAGTGTTTTCCTGGGCGGGGTGAACAGTGTTCACTTTCTTTACGCGTTACGTTGTTAAAAGCGGTTTTAGTTTCTTTACCCGTAATTTTATTCTGAAATAATATCAGAAAAATTTTTCACCGTAAGCCCCAAAGCTGAAACATGTTGACCTAAAGCAGCGCAGGCACTTTGCAAATGAGCAAGCTTTGCCTCAGCCACAAGCGCTCTCTCTCGCCACTCGAAAAGCTCCACCTCAAGCTCGCGCTTATCTTTTGGTATCTCTCGCGTCTCGGTAATTCCTTCGGTTATATCGGTAATTGTTACCCCTAAAATTTCCGCCATTTTTTGTAAATTTTCGTCCGATGGCATTCGCTGTCCTTTAATCCATCGATTGACATAAACCGGGTTTACCCCCGCAGCCTCAGCTATTTGTCGCTGAGTTCTCCCATCGCGACGCACTAAATGGCGCAAATTGGAAGAAATTTTTGCTAATTGGTAATTTTGTGCTTGCATTACTGGTAATACTGTGGTAATTCTTTTCTTGTTCGCTGGTAATTATTACCAGTAACGAAAACAGAATACCAAAAATATGGACACAAATCAAGAGCAAATCCTTTCCGTGCAATGGCTGAAAGATAAAGGCTGGACGTGCGCTGCCGCCGCCCGTCGCTGTGGTGTTTCCACTGTGCATGTATTCCTCGTGCTGAGTGGTAAGCGAGAAAGTAGAAAACTGGTAAGCAAATTGCAAGCCTTGCCGTTGCGTGCATGGACACCCCGCGAGCGCATCACCCACTAAACTCCAACCTAATGAGCCAAAACACACACAACGAAAGCCGGAGCGGCGGCGGTTGCGGCTGCCTGATTCTTCTTTTGCTCTGCTGGGCGCTGCTCTTCCGCAGCTGTGCCACAGAGCTGGTGCGTGACATCTCTGCCGCCTGGCATTCCGGCAAAGCTGCAAACAGATAAACCGCCGTCATGAATACACCTTTACATTTAGACAAAATCGCTACCGTCATCTCTATCAACCCTTGGCGCGTGCAGTTCATGCGTAAAGCCTTTGCAGCCCGTGGCCTCATGATGCCCCCTGTAACCCAGGGCATTTGCGTGGCTAAACCTACCACCCCCGGCATCTGTAATGCCTACTGCGGCGGCACGCTTGCATTTCTCACCTGCTTGCTGAGTGCCCACGCTGCCGGACTGCCTTATCTGGTGATTTATGAGGATGACGCTTTTCCTTGCCTGAACGCTCCCGCCCGCTTCGCTGCTCTCATTGCCGAACACCCCATACCCGCAGACTGCGGAATTCTCTGCCTGGGTGATGCCAATGGTGCCAGCCGTTACCGGGGCACGACCACCCTGAAGCTGGCAGACTGCCAGCCCGTCTATACCCCGCTCGTGCCGGACAAAGCAGAGAATAAAGGCAGCCACGCCCTGCTGGTGTTTGCTGCCGCCTTTGTTCCCTTTGCCCAGGCTCTCATTGCCAAGGGCTTCTCAGATTGTGCCATCTCCATGCTGGGAAACTTCTCCAACCTCAAAGCCTACGGCCTCTTCCATCACCCGCTTTTCATTCAACACAAATTCCGCGAAAAAGGCAAGCCCGCCTCCCCCTTTTTCCTGCCGGAAAAATACGCCGCCACCCCCGCCAAGGTAACAGAGCTTTTCCCCTACGCCGATTTATTCTAACCGCCCATCACTGCCTATGTACCACGCAATCAAACAGCACCCCGATGAGCTGAAGGAAAAAGCCCGCGCTGCTGCCACCATCCTGGGGGCGGCAAAGCAGGCTGCCATCCGCATCAGCTATACCAAATTTCTCACCCGCTTGAAGAAAAAAGCGGCCGACAACACCCTCTCCGAAAAGGGGCTTGCCGGCCTTGCTTTCCTGGAATATGCCCGGATAGCATGCCCCACCGACTCTGCTCTGGTGGAGTTCCTGCTCTTCTCCTGGATGCAGGTGGCAAAATCCATGAACGCCGGCGCCCTCACCATGGAAAATGAAGCCGTATCAGACACGGTGGTGGGCGTCTTCATGTTCGCCGGCATTTAGCTCAAAGTAACCCACTAACCCCATACCGCTGCCATGTTTGATGACTTTCTTGACCTGTTGCGCGTGCTCTTCTACTTGCTCGCCTTCATGTTCTTTCTGATGGCGCTGCCCTTTGTTTTCTGCCATGTGGCAGATACCTGGGATGCCCCCGCTTACCCCCACAGCGGCTACTCCCCTGAATGCCCCACCTGGGAAGAGCCGGAAAACACCCTCCCGCCTACTTCCGAACTCGCCACCCGCCGCGCCCCGCGCGGGGAATTCTGAATTCGTCAATCGTAAATCGTCAATCGTAAATCCCCATGGACACTTTCACCGCCGAAGAGCTGGCAATCATCCAGGCGCTGCGCTGCTGCCCGGAAAGCCGGCTCGGGCGTGAGTTCCCGCCCACTGCGGAGCTGTCTCTGGCCAGCGTGGCGGTGGTGCTGGGTCTGCACCCTGCTGCGGTGCGCCGGCGCTTCCGCCGGGGGCTGTCTGCCCTTTCCCTGAGCATTGGAGCGGATGCGGAGCTCTGCCGCCTCATTGCTCATTACTACAACATCGAAGAGCCCACAATCGAACAATGACAAACGCAATCACAAACGATACCACAGACGGCTTGTCACGCCAAAGCTGCACCGCAGCGGCGGCGGAGCTGGCCACCTCATACGCCGAGCCCACCTTCGCCACCCCCACCTGTCACGGCGCAGCAAGCGAGCCGCAAGGCGAGACGCATAGCTGGATGCCCATAGGGCTGCCCACCGCCATGCCGGCCTGTCTCGGCGTAGCAAGCGAGCAACGCGAGACGCAAAGCCGGATGAATGCAGCCGCTCCGCTCATGCACCTGGTGCAGCTGGCCAACACCGCCAACACATCCCGCGCCGCTGCCGAAGATGAACTGAAGCGCGCCGGGCGTGCGCACCTGGCCTATTCCTGCCTGGTGGGTGCATGCGTGCAGCAGGTCTACCAGCTGGCCAGCGCCAACGGCGTGAGCATAAAAACGCTGTTCAAGAATTACTATAAGGAAGGCACCAAAGCTGTGAAGCTCGCCGGCGGCTGCTCCTTCTCCTTCACCTATGAGCACGGCAACAAATGCCGCAAGGTCTATGAAGGCGTGCGCGCCCGCATGATACAAGATGGCGGGTACACCCCCGAACGCCTGGAACGCGTCATCGGTGAACATGTGCAAGCACTCATTGCCGGTGCCTATGGTGACGTGGATTCCCTGCGACTCTTCGGCCCCTTCCTCACCGCAGACAGCATGCGACAGGAACTGCTCAACCTCTTCCCGCCCACGCCGCCCACCGCCGGCGAAAAGGTAAGCGAAGAGGTGGCCAACGGCCAGCCGCTCTTCACCGGCTGGGAAGCGCAGCGCGCCCACCACAAGACTGAATTCCTTGGCTTCCTTTCCTGCATCGATACCTATATTGACCAGGCTTGCATGTACACCACCGATGCAGACAGAGAGGAACAGGCACAGCGGCTGGAACAGGCAGCCCGCCGCTTGCGCGCTGCTCACACACAGCCGGACTTGCCCGGCCTGCCTGAATAACCCACGCCGCACCACCACTGATGAAACCGCTTTTCGACCCGTCTCTTGCTCTGCATGACCTCCCGCTCCCGGAAGCTACACGCATCCGCGCGCTGATGGGCGCTTGCAAGTGGCTGGATATGCAATTCTCGCCAACAAAGCACTTTGCCCAGGCCGCCGAAGCTGTCACCCAGGAAGTGGCGGGCTTGCGCCGGGCTGATGGTGGGGATTGCCCATCGTCTCGCCCGGTGAGCGCAAAGAGCATGGAACGCTATTACTACGCATGGAAAAGCGGCAAGAAAGACAAGCAAGGCCGCAAGGTGACGCAGCCCGGCTGCTGGCAGTGTTTCCTGGACTCCCGCACCGTGGCTGCTAACCGCAAACAGGTGCGCACCGCTCAGCGCCCCTTCCGCGCTCACCTGGCCTTGCTCTTCTCTCGCCACAAAGCATGCGCCACCTCTGCCATTCATGACCTCTGGCAGCAATGGGATGACGGGAAACCCATCCCCGGTTATGAAGGCATGAACTACCGCCGCAACATGGAGCGCCCGGCGGGGTGGAGCATGGAGAATCTGCTCCGTTGCTTGCCGAAAGCCCGCTCCCTCAAAATCGTGCGCGAAGGCATCCGCAGCGCCTACAATGAGCTGCCGCAGCTCTTCACCACCCGCCGGGGCGGCTGGCCCTGCTGTGAAGTCTACTTTGATGACGTGTGGCTCGATATTGAAGCCACCGGCTATGATGCCGCCGGCAAGATGCAGATTGGCCGCCCCCTTCAGCTGGGCTGCCTGGATGCCTTCACCGGCAAGCGCCTTTGCTGGGGCACTAAGCTGCGCACCGATAAACAAGACGGCCACAGCGTGGGCCTGAATGCAGACGAGATGGTCTTCGTGCTCTGTGACTACCTGGCCAACGTAGGCTACAGCAAGCGCGGCACCGTGCTGGTGATGGAGCACGGCACGGCTCACATTTCCGATGCGCTCAAAGATAAACTGTACCAGATGACCGGTGGCCTTGTCCGCGTGGAAGAGGGTAGCATCCAGGGCAAGGTGCAGCCGGGCAGCATCTACGGCGGCAGAGGTGCCGGCAACCCGCGCAGAAAAGCCATGCTTGAAGAATGGCACGGCTTACAGCGCAACCGCCTGGACTCCATCATCACCTACACCGGCCACGATAGGAAAGAGCCCGAAGCCCTGCACGGCATCCGCGAACAGGCCAAAAAGCTCTTGAAACAGGCCGCTATTCTGCCCGCAGATATGCGCGAGCTGCTTATCAATTTTGTGCCCTCCCTGGCAGATGTCACCACCATGCTGGTGCAGGTGGTGGGCGCTATAAACAACCGCACAGAGCATGAGCTTTCAGACTGGGCAGCATGTGGCTTCACCGTGCTGGAATACTCTGCCGATGGCCGCACAAACTGGACGCCGTTCCATGCCATGCTCCCCGCCGCTGCCGAAGCCGCCAAGGCCGCCGCTGCCCAGGAGCCCCGCTTGCTGCGCCAGCGCAACATGAGCCCGCAGGAAGCATGGGACATGAGCCTTGCCCGCCCGGAGAATGAGCTTGTGCGCTTCACCCCGGCGCAGGTGGTGGAGCTTCTCATAGAGCACAAGCCGCAGCCGCTCCCGCAGATTAAGGGCGGGCATTTCCGCATTAAGAATCAGCGCGTGTGGCATGAGGAGTTGATTTATGAGGCTTGCGTCATTACCTCCCAGGGATTCGAGCGCGAACTGCCCACCGGCCCGGATTATTATTACATCTTCAACCCCATGGGCCAGGGCTGCTATGTGCTGGACGAACGCGGCACAGTGCTGGGCGCTGCCATCCTCTCCCAGCGTGTGCCCATCGTGGATGAAGCCGCCAAGGCCAGACAGATGGGGCGCGTGCAGCACAGGCTTGCAGAGCGGCTGGAACAGGCCCGCATTATCGTGGCACAAGACACCGCCGAGCAGTCCCTCATTGCCGCCCACAATGCTGCCGTGCTGGATGGCAAGCCCCTGGATGCTCTTGGCCGCCTGGATGCCGCACAGCTGCGGAAATCCCGCCGCCGCTCTGCCGCAGCCCTGCCGCAGCCGCTCTGCGCTGCCGATGACTACCAGCTGCCCAGCAGCTACGATGCCCCCACTTTCATTTAACCCATAACCAATGACACACACAATGACAAACGCAATCACTACCACCACGCACCCCGCCGTCCAATGGCTCAGAGATGATTTTTTGCCCACCATCGGCGGCAGCCTCAATGAAGCCGAACGCCAGCTCGGGCTCTCTGAAAAGGTACTTCGCGGCCTGATTCGCGGCAGCTATGAGGGCAACGCCGCTCGGCAGCTCGCCAAGCTGGATGAACAGCGCAAACGCATCACCGCCCAGGCATCTGCTGCCATGGCCGGCTCTACTCAATACATCCCCACCGAAATCATGCAGCGTGTCTGGAATGCTTGCGACTGCGCCAAGGCCGCCCGGCTCATAAATATGGTGGTGGGCGTCTCCCAGATTGGCAAGACTACCGCCGCCCGCGCTTACCGGGAACGCTACCCGGAAACCACCATCCTGGTGGAGCTCCTGCCTAAGCCCACAATGTCCGGCATTCTGCGCGAACTGTCCACAGCCCTGCGCTTGCCCGGTAGCGCCTGCCGTTCCCTAGCAGCCACCCAGCGCGCTGTCCGTGCGGCGCTGTCCCCGCGCCACCTCATCATCGTGGATGAAGCCCACCTCGCCCTGGATAGACAGCAGGGGGCGGACGCCCTTGACATCGTGCGCCGCCTGCATGACCTGACCGGCTGCGGCGTGGTTCTGCTGGTCACTGACCTGGACGGCTCAAAATTCACGAACAGCCCGCACGCTGGCCAGCTTGACCAATTAAAGCGGCGCGGGCTTTCTGAGCTGCTGCCGGACACGCCCACGGCCAATGACGTGGCACTCATCTGGCAGGCATTCCAGCTGCCCGCACCCACGCCGGACATTCAGCGCACCGTCCACGCCCTGGCACGGAAAAACTGCTTCGGCTCCCTGCTGGCCATTGTTCGCCTGGCCGTGGCGGAGGCTCGCCTCAATGGCGCCGCCGTGGATTTACAGCACTTCAGCGCGGCTCTGTGCCGCATGGGAAGGGGGCTTGCGTGACTAATGCCAAAAGCGTAGCCGCCGCCCAGCAGCTGGGTGACATCTTCGCCCGCTTGCAATGGCACCGCCGTGGCATCTACGCCACGGCGGGCAGCGAGCCCGCAGAGGTGGCCATCCAGTACAAAAGCGAGCAGCACGGGTGCTGCCGCGTGGTAATCTGTGACGCTCTCGCCCTCATGCGGTGGCTCAAAGAGAATGCCGCCAAGCAAGGTGCATGGGTGCGCTTCCTGACCATCCTTGACAAGAAAGAGGAACGCCGCACACCGGTGCAGCAAGAGCTGCTTCCCCTGGGTTCATTGGCGCCGGCTGCCCGCCGCGCCATGATGCCGGATTAACCCCTTTTTTCGCAAATCTGATTTGGATCTGCGAGCAAAACACAAAAAACACGCACAAAAATGAAAGCAAAAAACACAATAAAGACGGATGCGGCCTTCCGCCGCATGGTGGATGAAGTGGCCCAGCTCATGCCCGCCATTGAGGCAAAGAAAGCCGAACTTGAAGCCAAGCTTCAGGCCGTGCGCGAAGAGCCCGAAGCTGAGCTTACCGAACTTCAGGCAGACTACAAGGCCAAGATGGATGCCCTGAAAAAATACTTTGCCAGCGACAAGGTGCGCGCGCGCCTGCTCACTCCCGGCAAAAAGTACGGCGAAAGCAGCGCCGCCACCTTCGGCGTGCGTGCCGGCAAGCCTAAGCTGGGCTACCTGGACGGCAAGACGGAAGCAGACATCGTGGCCGCACTTCAGGAAGAGGAACGCACAGAGTGGCTGCGTGACCGCGCGCCCGAACTTAACAAGGCCGCCATTCTGGGTGCCGGTCTTTCCGAAGACGAACTGCAGGACTATGGCCTCACCATCACCGCTGCTGATACTTTCTATGTGAAGCCGAAAGACGCCCCGAAATCATGAAGACGCTTTCAAAAAAGCAGCTTGCCACCCTGGGTGCTGTCAGCTCCCGCGCTTACAAGCACCTCCAGGGAATGGGCTTGCCCCTGGGCTCATACGTTGAATGGCGGCATGAGTTCACCGGCTTGCACTGTGGCGGGCGTACCTCATGGCGCACCCTCTATCAGACGGACTATGTGCCCCTCTTGAATGCGTTTGCCGCCTGCTATGGCGGCACGCAAAAGGCGGACAATACGCCGAAGAGTGACGCCGAGGCGCTCATCTATGAAATCCGCAATGTGGTGCGCTATTGGGAAATCCCGCGCGCCTACGTTGCCAAGGTGGTGGCGGGTAAAGCCCGCCGCCCCTGGGTGACTCCGGACATGAATCTTGATGCCATGCTCACCGGAGTGCCTGAAAATATACTTCGCCAGCTGCTCATTACCCTGGAAAATCGCGGGCGCAGAATCAACAAAAAAGAATCCGCCGCCCTGGGCATTGATGCCCCCGCCCGCGTGCATGTCAGCCGCTCCACAGTACCGCCCCCGCGCCTTGTAGACTACCACGGGGACGTGGTGGCCACGCCCACCGTTAAACCCCGCCGCCGCACAAAAGCGGCACCGGTTCCACAGCCCTGATGCCGCCCATTTTTACACCCGCCCCGCTTAATTGCCGGGGCGTTTTTTTTGCCGTTCGCTGCCGATGCTCTTCCTCACCTATTCGACAGTCTCGCCGCTTTTACCGGGTGCATTCCGCACTTACTTCCTCAACCGCTAATCGCGCCCGTATCCCCTGCGTTTCAAGGCTTTTCACCCCTCTTTCATCCCTCCTCACCTCTCACGCCTGGAATCCCATTTCATTAATATGCGATTACTATGCAATATTTTGGACACTTATATTTCTCACATATTAAATTAGAAAACAAGAAGTTCACATCTTGGTAATACATTTAAAACGTGTTTTATATATTAACTGCAAGGGATAAGAACGAATTAGCGGCGGGTTCCGTTGGTCGGAACCCGCCGCTGGGGTAGTTGGGGCTGTTATGAGTAGGTTTTACTCTGACTTCGGGGAGGTTTGGTTATGGCTCCCCTGCTTTGTTATGTGAGATGGTATTGGCTTACATCATGCCGCCCATGCCACCCATACCGCCCATGTCGCCGGCGCCGCCGTGGCTGCCGCAGGAGCAGGACTTGGGCTCGGGGAGGTCGGTGATGAGGCATTCGGTGGTGAGCATGAGACCGGCGATGGAGGCGGCGTTCTGCAGGGCGGAACGGGTCACCTTGGTGGGGTCCACCACGCCGGAGACGAGGAGGTCCTCGTATTCATCGGTCACGACGTTGTAGCCCATGGTGGGGGCTTCGAGGTTCTTGACCTTCTCCACGATGAGGGCGGCTTCGCGGCCGGCGTTGGCCACGAGCTGGCGGAGCGGGGAGTCCACGGCGCGGTACACGATGGCGGCGCCGGTGGCTTCATCGCCGCTGAGGTTGAGGCCGCAAACGGCCTTCTGGGCGCGGATGAGGGCCACACCACCGCCGGGCACGATGCCTTCCTCCACAGCAGCGCGGGTGGCATGCAGGGCGTCGTCCACGCGGTCCTTCTTCTCCTTCATCTCGGTTTCAGTGGCAGCGCCTACCTTGATGACGGCCACACCGCCGGCGAGCTTGGCAAGGCGCTCCTGGAGCTTCTCGCGGTCGTAGTCGGAGGTGGTCTCCTGAATCTGGTGGCGGATCTGGGACACGCGGGCGGAGATATCGGCGGACTTGCCGGCGCCTTCGATGATGACGGTGGTGTCCTTGGTGATGACAACACGCTTGGCCAGGCCGAGCATGTCGACGTCCACGTTCTCGAGCTTGAGGCCGAGGTCCTCAGAGATGCACTGGCCACCGGTGAGGATGGCGATATCCTGGAGCATGGCCTTGCGGCGGTCGCCGAAGCCGGGGGCCTTCACGGCGGCCACGTTGAGGGTGCCGCGCAGGCGGTTCACCACAAGGGCGGCCAGGGCCTCGCCCTCCACGTCCTCAGCGATGATGAGGAAGGGCTTGCCGCTCTTGGCCACCTTCTCCAGCAGGGGGAGGAAATCCTTCAGGTTGCCGATCTTCTTCTCGAAGATGAGGATGTAGGGGTTCTCGAGCACGGCCTCCATGGTGTCGGCGTTGGTCACAAAGTAGGGGGAGAGGTAGCCCTTGTCGAACTGCATACCTTCCACCACGTCCAGGGAGGTGTCGATGCCCTTGGCTTCTTCCACGGTGATGGTGCCGTCCTTGCCTACCTTGTCCATGGCCTCGGCGATGATGTCGCCGATTTCGGAGTCCCAGTTAGCGGAAACGGTGGCCACCTGGGCAATCTCCTTGGTGGAATCCACCGGCTTGGAGATGCTCTTGAGCTCCTCCACGATGGCGGCGGCGGCCTTGTTGATGCCGCGCTGCAGGGAGATGGGGTTGGCGCCGGCGGTCACGTTGCGCAGGCCTTCGCGGTAGATGGCCTCGGCCAGCACGGTGGCGGTGGTGGTGCCGTCGCCGGCGATATCGTTGGTCTTGCTGGAGACCTCGCGAACGAGCTGGGCACCCATGTTCTCGTAGGCGTCTTCGAGCTCAATTTCCTTGGCCACGGTCACGCCGTCCTTGGTGATGTTGGGGGAACCGAACTTCTTGTCGATGACGACATTGCGGCCGGCCGGCCCCAGGGTGCTCTTCACAGCCTTGGCGATTTTGGTCACACCGTTGAGCAGGCTCTGGCGAGCGGATTCGTCGAATGAAAGTTGCTTAGCCATAACTAGAATGATTAATTATTAATGATTAGTGATTAATTATATTAGTCGATGATGGCGAGGATATCGGACTCGCTGAGGATGGTGTAGGTGGTGCCGTTGAGGGTAACCTCGGTGCCGCCGTACTTGGTGATGAGCACCTTGTCGTTCACGGCCACGTTGAAGGGGATGAGGTTGCCGTCCTTATCGCGGCCGCCGGTACCGATGGCACGCACGATGGCTTCCTGGGGTTTCTCCTTGGCGGTATCGGGCAGGAACAGGCCACCTGCGGTCTTGGTCTCAGCTTCCACACGCTCCACGAGCACTCGATTTCCTAATGGTTTGATCATAATAATGTAGTATGTTTGTTTTGTTGAAAATGTTTTTAGTTTTATTTGGTGGCAGCGTTCTGAAGTTTCTGCGCGATAGCGGGTACTTTCACTTCGTACTTCCCACCTCGTACTTCGTACCTCAGAACGCTGCGCGTTCTGAAATTACTCATCGACCACTTCGGCGTCCACCACCTTGCTCTTGGCCTTGCGGGGGCCGGAGTCGGCGGAGGAATCGCAGCCGGCATCGCAGGAGCCACCGGCGCAGCCACCCTGCTGGGCAGCAGCGGCCTGAGCGGCGGCGTTCAGCTCAGAGAGGGTCTTTTCGAGCTCCTCGGTCAGCTGCCTGGCCTTGGCCACGTCCTTGGCCTCGGCGGCCTTCTTCAGGGCGTCCACCTTCTCTTGGATGGGCTTCACCAGCTCAGCAGGGGCCTTGTCGCCCATGTCCTTGATCTGGCGCTCCACGTTGTGGGCGAGGGAGTCGGCCTTGTTGATGACCTCGATATCCTCAGCCTTGCGGCGGTCTTCCTCGGCGTGGGCCTCGGCTTCCTTCTTGGCGCGCTCAATCTCATCCTTGGAGAGACCGGAGGACCCCTGGATGGAGATATTCTGCTCCTTGCCGGTGTTCTTGTCCTTGGCGGTCACCTTCAGGATGCCGTTGGCGTCCATATCGAAGGTCACCTCAATCTGGGGTACACCGCGGGGGGCGGGCTGGATGCCGTCCAGCTTGAAGTTGCCAAGCAGCTTATTGTCGTTGAACATCTTGCGCTCGCCCTGGCAGATGCGGATATCCACGGCGGGCTGGTTATCAGCAGCGGTGGAGAACACCTGGCTCTTGCGCACGGGGATGGTGGTGTTGCGGTCAATCATGGGGGTGGCAATGCCGCCCATGGTCTCGATGGAAAGCGTGAGCGGGGTCACGTCCAGCAGCAGCACGTCATTCACCTCACCGGAAAGCACGCCACCCTGCGTAGCGGCACCCATGGCCACCACTTCGTCGGGGTTCACGCCCTTGTGCGGCTCCTTGCCGGCCAGGCGCTTGGCCATCTCCTGCACGGCGGGCATGCGGGTCATGCCACCCACGAGCACGAGCTCGTTGATATCGCTGGTGCTCAGGCCGGCGGCGGCGATACACTCGCGAACCGGGCGGGCGGTGCGCTCCAGCAGGTTCTCGGTGAGCTGCTCCAGCTTGCTGCGGGTCAGCGTGAGCTGGATGTGCTTGGGCCCAGTGGCATCCATAGTGATGAACGGCAGGGAGATATCGTAGCTCTGGGTGGAGGAGAGGGCAATCTTGGCCTTCTCTGCCTCTTCCTTGATGCGCTGCAGGGCGTCCATCTGCTTGGAGATATCCATGCCCTCGCGGCTCTTGAATTCGGCCAGAACCCAGTTGATGACAGCATTGTCCCAGTCATCACCACCCAGGTGGGTATCACCATCGGAAGCCTTCACCTCGAACACACCGTCACCGATTTCCAGCACGGAGATATCGAAGGTACCACCACCAAGGTCATACACGGCAATCTGCTCGTTGCTGCCCTTGTCCAGGCCATAGGCCAGAGCGGCGGCGGTGGGTTCGTTGATGATGCGGCGCACCTTCAGGCCGGCGATTTCACCGGCAGCCTTGGTGGCGTTGCGCTGGGCATCGTTGAAGTAGGCGGGCACGGTGATGACAGCCTCGGGGATGGTCTCGCCCAGCTTGGCCTCGGCATCTGCCTTCAGCTTGCCGAGAATCATGGCGCTGATTTCCTGGGGGGAGTACACCTTGGTCTCGCCGGCCACTTCCACCTGGATGTGGGCGTCGCCATTCGGGGCCTCCACGATGGTGTAGGGCACCTTCTTGTCATCCGCGGTCAGCTCGGCATACTTGCGGCCGATGAGACGCTTGGCGGAGAACACCGTGTTGCGGGGGTTGGTCACGGCCTGGCGCTTGGCAGCCTGGCCCACGATACGCTCGCCGGTCTTGGTGAACGCGACGATGGAGGGGGTGGTACGTGCGCCCTCGCTGTTTTCCAGCACAGTGGCCTGACCGCCTTCCATGACGGCCATGCAGGAGTTCGTCGTACCAAGGTCAATACCGAGTATCTTGCTCATGGTTTATTGTCTTTCTATTTTGTTGTGTTATATTTAGAAATTGGTCGGCCTGCACTCGCGCAGACGTTCTTACCTCCACTGTTGCAAATTCTGTGCCAACCTTGCCACACAGACACGGCATGCAATCATATAAGCTTATATTTAAACACTTAGCACATTGTCATATATTTTAAGCAAGTCAACATTGGCACGCCTCAATTGAGACAAAATGCCGCAGATGCACAAATTGCCGCAGCATCAACTGCGGCAGAATGCCGCAACAAGATAGCAGGAATGGCCTTTTCCCTGAAAAAAGGCAGGCCATGCCAAGAGGTATCTTCGCCCCCCTCGGCGCAACAACAAAAAAAACCTGCCCGGTACAAGGCACCGGACAGGGAAAAAGGCAATTCCGCCAGACGGACCAGATTAATAAGTATCGGGCTCGAAACGGCTGTTGTTCGTGCCGTGGTAGTAAATACCATGAGCACCAACGGGGATATAGCCATTCTGCTTGGTCACCGGCTGGGTCACAGAATAGAGCTGGTTGGTGCCGTCAATCTGCACAGTCAGAGTCTGCCCCTGGGTGTTGCCCATGGAATCAGTCAGGTAACGGCCG